ACTGTGAGAGACGGACAATACAAGGAAAAACAACCGTGAACTCTCGTTTTCCGGGGACTGGAGAAGCGCAATAGGAGCCACCTGTTCTTGAGTAAAACACCTAAGTCTCAGTCATATTCCTTCCTTCAAGGACATATTGCCATAATTGGAGGAAGGAGTAAATACCCGTTCATCGCAAGGCTTCGGGTAGAATTGGTGCGGCTCTGCACGACGAGACAATTTCTCAAAGCTGCGAGAATGCTGCCAGACGGCTATGTCCATAGCTGCCTGTAAAGATCAATTTTCCCGGCGACACCGTACTCCGCCACAATGCATCCAGACGCAACTCTTTGTTTTCCCTTGCGGACGGATAATCACCTACATTTTACACTTCAATTGGCAATGACAACCGGAATCGCCATGGAAGCAGCGAGCTATTTCTCAAAAATAAGAAAAAGGCGGTCAGCCGAAGCCAACCGCCAGAGAGGCTCATTCAATTTTCCCGTATTTTCCGGATACCCAGCCCACGCGGGCGTTGACCACGACGGCATACCAGCCGTTTTCGGCGGTGGCCACCCATTCAAACGACGCTCCATCCTTCGCGGCAGTAATGCGCTCGTACTGCGTGCCGTTTCCCACGCGGATGTTCACTGAGCCGCTGTCGCAGACGATGTGCACGCGCTTTGTCGTTGGAGTATCAGGCACGTCTGGCTGCGTGGGTTCGCCCGGCTGTTTGGGTTTATTCGGCTGTTCAGGCTCTTTGCCCGCGTCATTATCCGCAACAGCGTCCATCAGCGCCTTGTGGGTTTCACTGCCGTAGGCGCCGTCCTGCTGAATGCTGGCTTTCGCTTGAAACTTCTTGAGGGCAGCTTCCGTTTCAGTTCCGAACTCGCCATCCGCACCGTACTTGGGCAGTACAAACCCCAGCTGCAGAAGGAATTCCTGCATGGCCTTCACATCCGTGCCTCTGCTGCCTTTTCTAAGCATGCGCGTTCCCAGTGTGTACTCGCTCGCCGGAGCATCTTCTTTCACGCCGCTGCCGCCGGTAAATACCGCATCGCCGTAGTCCACGAATGGCAGCTGATACCAGTGCGTCCACTTCCGGGAAGAAACCTTCGTTTTCACGCAGCCGTAATTGAAGCCGCGTTCCTCCACCGCATATCCGTTTCCGACATACACGCCCACATGACCGTCAAACCGCAGCGCCACGCCAGGGATTTCGGGCAGCGTGTCCATGGTTCCCCACGCACAGCCCTTGCTTTTCGCGTAGCTGAACATACCGTTGGCGGATTTGTCCGGGCAGCCGTGACCGCCGTACCTGCTGGAGAAGGTCTTGTCCGTGCCAATGGATTCAATGACGCCCTGACCGCCATTCGTCCACTGGTACCCTTTAATCAGGCCCACACAGTCGGCGCAGACCTTCTTCTTTGCAATATCGTCCCGGTAACGGGCGGTACGGCTGGAGCCGTAGTGCGCGGGATACTGCTTCGCCTTGCGGGAACGCAGGGATTCGGAGCATTTGTAGACTACACAGCCATACCAGTAGGGCTGACCCAGCATCTTCTCACAGAACGCGACGAAGTGCTCATTGGTGAACGGGATATTGATTCGCTCGCTCATTGCTGCTCACTCTCCTTGCTGTCAATATCGTCGATACGCCCGTGCAGCTGCGCCAGCACGGACTTGAGCTTCTCGGGGATGGGCAACCCCAGATGCGCGGCGTTTTCCAGCATGGACACGGATTCGTTGGAGAGATAGAAACACACCACCGCGCTGCGCAGCGCGTCGCCGGTACCTACCACGTGCAGGTCTACAATGTGCGCTACGCCCACCAGCATCAGGATCAGCACCTTCTTGCAGACGCCCTTGAATCCCACGGCGCTGGACAGCTGCTTGTCCGCAATGGCGCACATGAGGCCGGTGATGTAGTCCAGTACCATGAAGATGAGCAGCGCGGTCATCAGACCGTCCACGCCGCCCACAAAGTACCCGATCCAACCGCCAATGGCCGTAATGGCCATCTGAATTTTTGCCCAGATGATGTCGATGGAAAAGTTTCTCATTTTCATATCCTCCTGTGTTTTTTGCATTAAAAAACAGCCGCTTCATTTTGCGACTGCTCATGCCTGCTTCTGCCATCCGGCGGGATAGTCCGCCGGGCTCCATACGCAATTGTTCAGCGTACAGACATATCGTTCGCCCTGAAAGGAAATCTTGTCGCCCGCCTGATATGCGTCGTGTGCGCCCGTAGGCTGAACGTACTCCGGCCACTCGTCTTCTTCCGCAGGCGGCTCGGAGGGCTGGGTCTGGGTGAGACCGGCTACCGCCTCCCGCAGCTCGCGGATCGCCTTCCAGACAGCCTCAATCTCCCTCCCGTAATCGTACTGCGGACTTGCCCCGGTCTGCGCCTGTGCGTACAGTTCCTCGCGTTCCGCATCCGTGAGCTTGCCCTCTACGTGGTAAGCGTCAATGCGCCTGAGCAGCCCGGAAAGGTCGTAATTCTTCCGGGCGATGACCTGTGCGAAAATGGATTTCATATCTGCCTCCTTTGTGCTTATTCATTGACTGCGGCGGACTCCAACGCCGCGATCCGCCGGCGCAGCGATGCGACGGTTCGCCGCAGATCCTCGCGCCCGCGCACGGTCAGGCTGTCCGCGCTGGTCGTCAGGGTGTTCACGCCGGAAAGGGCGGGGATGGGCTGTCCGCCCGTCGCCTGAACCTGCTCGGGAACGGCTGTCTCATAGACGACGGTCACCGGGTTTCCTTCCGCAAACCGTGCCGCAAGATAGCTTTTGAGCGCCGCCGCGTCCTGGAAATGGGCCGTGCTCCGCAATCGCAGGTACGGGTAGGGGCTGGAAACCACGCTGTAGCACCAGAAACAATCGTCGGCGTCCTCTGTGTAGGGGTTGCCCAGGGCAAAATGCGAGCATTTCTGCCTTCCCTTCGCGGCGTTTATGCTGCCGCCCGACACGGGCCGCAGGTTCTCGTCCGCCTGCAGGCGGCAGTTGAAATACGTTCGTTCGCCCGCAGTTCCCGCCGTCCAGCTTTCCGTGCCGTCCAGCGCGAAGCGGCGCCAGCTTGCGCTCGTTTCGCCCGTCTCCGCATCCGCCGTCCCGCCGTAGACCGTCTGCGGAAACGCAAGGGAATAAACAGCTTCCTCCCGATACGGCTCGTACTCCGTCGCCGCCGCTCCAACCTCCAGCTGCCACCGGGTAAAGGGCTGCTCCGTCCATGTGGGCGTGTTGTACAGGTGAAACTGATACCAGCCCGTCGGCCTGTCGAAAGTGAACGTCTTCGCCTTTTCTCCCGGCGCGTAATAACCCATCAGCTTCGGGTCGTACTCGGGACTCGTCTTATCTGCGTACAGGTGGGTTCTGTTCAAAAAAGCCTTGTCAAAGCTAAACGTGTATGTACACCCGCTGACCAGAAAGACCGGCTCCTTTTTCAGGTCGTCTGCGCCGAGTACATAGCCATATACGCCCCGCATCGCGTGTTCCTGGGAGATGAGGTTCTTCCCGCACCGCATCAGCTTCAGCGCATCGTATCCCGTGACCGCGCAGAGATGCTCCGGGTCGGGAACCGTCAGTTCCATCGTCTCCGGCTTCAGCGCCGTTCCTGCCGCCGCATTACTGCGCACCGCCTGTTCCGCCGTGATTGTCGCCTGCGCCAGCGCATAGCGGATGGTCATGGGGGACGCGGCCAATTGCGCCCGCCAGTCGCCGGTCGTTCCCTCCGCGCCCCAGCGCACGCGGACCCGCTGCCATATAATGGCCACACCCGTATTGGCCGTACTGTTGGAGATGTTGTTGGCCGGATAATGATCGCAGAGCAGCGGCGTCGCGCTGGCGTCCGGCGCGTCCGCAATTTTGGCATTGCTCTGGTAATACCAGTCCGAACCGTCCTCCCGCAGTTTTCCGCCTATGGACCAGCCCTCCGACCCATCCAGCACGATCACTCCCGTCCGGCGCACGACGCGGTACCGCCCGGTATAAGCGTCGATCTCCAGCGCGTCCGCACAGCCCTCCACGCCGCCCAGCGGCACGTCCAGCGAGAGCCTCCAATAACCGCCCTCCGGCGCAGTACATGGGGTGCAGTACTCGCCTTCCGGGAGGCTGTCCTCCAAGCGCTGCGGATACCCGGGCGCAGGCGCGGCCTGACCGCCGGTATAGGGTTCCCACGCGCCGGCTGCCTCGGCGGAGATCATGACCTGAAACGCCGCGCTGAAGGCCGTGTCCGGCGAGAGCGTTGCATAGACGGCGACGGCTGATTCGCTCTCATTGCGTAGGCCGTAGCTTCCTTCGATCCTGCCGTCCCCAAAGCAGGCGACGGCATACCCCTTGCCCTGCAGCTCGGGCTGGCCGACGTTGAGGATCGCAAAGGAATACCGGCCGGTTGCTTTCACATTCGCAGTTCCGTCGATCTTCACCCATTCGCCCTCGATCCGGATGTTCAGTCCGTAATGCGGGCCGTTTGCCCTCGCTTTGGAGACGTCCAGCAACTGCGCGCCCGTGGTGGTGCGCTGCGTGGTCGCGGCGTTCTTTTTCATCCAGTCGAAGTGCTGGATAGGTGTAAAGGAATGCTTCACGCTCAGGGTATGCCCGCCCAGCAGGTCGGGTAGTTGTACGGGATTACCCGATGCTTCCACCTCCGGACAGAGCTGCTCCACCGTCTGTCGGCTGCTCCATGCGGAGGTGAAGGCGATCTGCGCGTCGTTCAGCAGTCCGGCTCGCACCTCGTCCGCAGCGGTTTCCGCCGTAGTCTCCGCCTTTTGCGCGGCCGTCTCGGCGCATTCAGCGGCTTCACTCGCGGCTATCTCGGACGCTCCGGCCTTCTCCTGAGAAGCGAGCGCCGCGTCAGCGGACGCCTTTGCGTTGGCTTCGGCTGTCAGGGCGTTCTTTTCCGAGGCTGCCGCAGCATTTTCGGACGCTTTGGCGTTGGTCTCGGACGCCTGTGCGGCAGACGCGGCGACGGAGGATCGTTCCTCACTGTTCTTTGCTGCCTCGGCAGACGTGCGAGAGTTTGTTGCAAAGGTTTCCGCCTCATTCTGCGCATTCAGCACCGCTGATTCGGATGCTTTCGTGTTTTCCCTGTCGGTGTGCGCAGCGGTGGCGGCTGCTTCCGCGCTCTGACAGGCTGTCTCCGCCCGTTCCGCAGACTCTTGTGCGGCGGTTTCCGACGCCTTTGCCTGCTCCGCTGAAGCTCCTGCTTCCCGCGCTGAGGTCGTAGCAGATGTCTCGGAAACCTTGACGTTAGATTCAGCTTCCTGCACTGCGGCTGCAGACGCGGCGGCTTGCTCCTCACTGTTCTTTGCTGCCTCGGCAGAAGCATGTGCGCCGGAAGAAAATTCTTCCGCTTCGCTTCTCGCATTCAGCGCCACCGCTTCAGATGCTTTCGCGCTCTCGCTGTCAGTATGTGCATCTGTGGCGGCCGCTTTCGCACTCTGCCGGGCTGAATCTGCCCGTTCCGCATACTCTCGCGCGGCGGTTTCCGACGCCTTTGCCTGCTCTTCCGAGGCTTTTGCCTCTCGTGCAGAGGTGGCTGCTGCCTCTTCGGAGGCTTTGCTGTTAACATCGGATTCCTTCGCTGCGGACGCGGAACTGCCTGCTGCATTCGCACTGTCCTGTGCCGCTTCGGCAGAAGCCCGTGCGCCGGAAGCGAGTTCTTCCACTTCGTCCCGTGCGGTGAGTGCCTTTTCCGCGGCGGCTTCCGCACTCTCCGCGCTCGCCGTCGCTTCCGTCGCGGCCTCCCGCGCCGCTTCCGCGCTCGCCTGTGCGCCGCCGCCCGCCGCGATTACTTGATCTACCCAGCCTTGCGCCGCTTCCGGAGGCTCGGCCTCGTTCCCGGTCAGGCTGGCGGTTACCCGCGTACTGCCGGTGGCCGATTTGGCCAGCACCTCCCCGCATACGGCGCGAAGCTCCACCTTACCGTCTCCGGCTGACGCCGTGTCCGCCGCGGTAATGGGCCAGTAAAGAACTCCGTCAACCACGTGCGCGTTCGCGACGTAGGGCTCCGCATCCTGCTTGCGCTTGACCAGCAGGGAGATGACCGCCTCCGGCCACCGACTCAGCAGTGCGCTCACGTCGATCTCCACCGTGCGGGCCAGATTCTCTCCCTGCCGCCCCAGGTCGATGCCCGCGAGCTTGTCTGCGCTGTACCTCATGTGCCTGCCTCCGCTTCCTTCTCACGCCACAGTGCGGGCACGTTGGGCGGCTCCCAGCCGGTTAAAGCGGTGTGTGCCTGCAGACACTCGTACTCCGTACCTCCCGCGTCCGGGTAAAAAACTGCGTCGCCCACGGCGTAATCCACGCCTGCCTGCCAGACGCGCTTCTCCGCTTCATGGACGACCTCCACCTTGCGCCAGAGGGCGGGCACCTTTTCCGGCGACCAGTCGCTCTGGGTGGTATGCGCCTGAACGCAGCGCCAGAGGAATCCGCCATAGCCGTACACGTCGCCCACCTGCACGGAAAGCCCTGGCTGCCAGACGCGCCCTTCCAGCGCAGGCTGCACCGAAAGCAGCTCCGCGTCGGTGAGCTTTCCATCCGCCACGGCGGAGCGCAGCAGAAGTCCCAGCACGTTGGGCAGCGCTTCCTCCTCGCTGACAGAAATGAAACCTTCGAATGGCAGCGCCTGCATTTTCAGTGCGTCCGTGACGAGTTCTCCTTCAGTGACGGTCACGCTGTCCGGCAGGATGAGCACCTGCTCCGCCGTTACATCCGTCATCTGAAAAGAGTCCCCGGAAAGCGTATACTTCGTTTCGCTCGTGCGTTTTGCTGCAACGAAAGAGGAGCGGATGACCGTTCGCACCCGCCCCTCCAGTGGGATAATGATCTGCACTTTTCAAAGCCTCCTTCAAAATTTCCTTGTCAGCCAACGGTGCTTCCGCCGTCGTTGTAGACCACCCGCAGACAGGGCTGCTGGCTGGTATCCGCGCCGGACATTCTCATATAGCACCCGGAATAGGTGGACGAGCCGAAATTGTAGGGGCTCTCATACAGGCACAGCCCGCCGTAGGTGCCGCTGGCAAGCCCCTGCACCGCCGCCACGGGAATGGCAAAGGTCGCCGTCTCGTTGCGGCCAATCGTGCCAATGGCTCCGTAGTTCGCCGCAATGCCCGGCGCGCCGCTGGCAGAAGTGTTGGTAATGGCGCACAGGTACAGCGTCTTTGCGCTGCCTGCACCGCTGCCCGTCTTGCGGTGCAGCGTCAGCGTAGCCGACTTGATCGTTGTTCCCGACAGCATGGAGCGGAGATTGCCAAACCACATACAGCCGTAGTTCCAGTTCAGGGATGATTTATATCCGCTGTCCGAATACACGCCCTGGATCACGTCCTGCGTATCCGAGCGCCAGCCGCCGCGATAGGACTTCGTGGCAGTAGCATAGAGCAGCGCCGTGTTGTCCGGCGTGACCACGGGAATGGCCGTACCGTAATCCACGGTTACGCCCGTGTCGAAGATCTGGCCGTTGTTGCCCTTGTTCCGGGAACCGGCGGGAGCCGTACCGCTGCAGATGATGTAGCCTGCGTAGGAAACCATGGCCCAGGAGCAGGAGCCCTTGCAGTTCTGCACATACGCCCAGCCCATAAACACTTCCAACCCCTGCAGTGCGTTGTACAGCCCGCAGTTGTAGAGATAGGCGTGGGTCGTTCGGCAATACACCGAGTCATAGGTCACGTTGTTCGCGTCCAGCGTGCAGTTGTTCAGTTCCACATAGCGGTTCATCTGCAGTTCGATGAGATACGGATTCCGGCTGCTGCCGTTCAGCGTTCGAATCTCCCGAAGGGAAAGGTTCTGGAAGCAGATATGCGCCGAGCAGCCCTTCACCGAGATATAGCTGTTCAGTCGACTGCCCGCATAGCCGTAGATGGTCAGCTTTCCCGGCCCGGTAACGCCCTGAATCTGCGTGCCGGAAGGCTCATATACCTCTCCGGCTTCGCTGGGCAGGTAGATATACACGTTCGAGTGCAGGAAGCGATTGTTCACTGCCTTCACCGCATCCCCCAGAGAACGGAAGTAGGTATCGCTTGCGCCAGAATACGAAGTGTTGACATACAGATAGGACGGTCCGCCGTAAGCGGAAGCCACTGAATCGGAGATCACCTCATCGGCGTACAGCTCCTTAAAGCCCACATTGCCGTTGGCGCTCATCTCCATGAGGATGTTTTCATTGTCGGCGGGATCCAGCAGCTGGAGCAGAAAGTTCTCCGTGGTAATGGCCACATTGTTGGGGCCGATATAGATGCCGGAGCTCTTTACCTCCTGCGCCCCTGCGACTGCCCATGCGCTGCCGGTATATCTTTTCAAAAGATTCGGCGTGGTACTGGTATCCAGCCAGAGCATATTGGTATACAGCGTGGTGGGCGCGGTGCTGCCGCGGTAGACCTTTTCAGTGTCGTAGGTGGACGTGCTGACCTTGAGGGCGATGCTGTTGGCGTTCTGCGTGATTCTGGATTCTGCATTTGTCACGCGATTGGCCAGGCCATAGACATCCTCCGGCGCGGCGCTCCAGTCCGTCCAGGTCTCCAACACCTCCAGCTTGATATTCCGAAACTGCACCGTGCCGGTGACACCGTTGGAGGCTGCCGTTCCCAGCGAGAAGTTTGTAATCGCAGTGGGAGCGAAGCTGGTCAGGTTCAGCGGACCGAAGCGCATCCGCACCCAGTCCTCATCCGTAGCGGCGAAGCCCCCGTCCGTAGTGCGCAGGTACCAGCCGCGCCCGGCGGTCTTGATCGTCGTGCCATCCGTATCGAGATAGCGGTAGTAGACCCAGATACCGGTATACACGTTGGCTGTAGCGGACGCACTGGTGTCCACGTCGGTACGCTTAATATCAAAGGAAATGCGGATATTGGCGCCGCTGTTGCTGTGAGCGAACAGATCGTCCGAGACGTTCAGGTTCCAGCCGGTATAGGTGGAAGTGGTTCCGTTGGCATAGCGGTACCTGTTGTCCACAAAGGTATGGATATTACCGGAGTTCAGGCAGTAATTGCGCCCGGCGTACTTCTCATAGGCGTACAGCGCGGAGGACGTGACCGCTGAGGTAATGGCCTGCGGCGTGACCTTCTGCTCTGCCGCCTCGACACGGGAGGACAGCGCGTCTGTTTCCGTCTTATCCGCTTTCAAAGCGATGGCCGCGTCGGTCTGCTCAAAGCGCGTATCCATCTCGGTTTTCGTATAGAAGGACGACAGGTCTACGTCTGCGCCGCACGCCTCCCATACCGCGCCGTTCCAGCGCTTCATCTCATTGGGCTGAACGGATGTATCCAGCCAGAGGGCGTCCTCAGCTGGGTTCTCCGGTGCGGTTTCTGCCACGGTGATCTGGCTGTTTTCGCTGATCCGAGCCAGCAGGTCGGCCTGATCCTGCTGATACTGCCGGCTTCCGCGCACCGTGGAAACAATGGCGTCGTCGGTGAGCTTCAGCTCTGCTGCATCCATTCGCTCATCAAGCGTGTCCACATCATCCCTGTCCGCCTTGCCCGCCACCATGAGGCGCAGGTAGGTGTTGGACGTAATGTCCATGGCGTTGAGAGCGTTGACGGTGGCTTCTCTTGCAAAGAGCGTGTCCACATCCAGATTGGCGGCGATCAGGGAGCGGATGACGGCGTTGTCGCCGAAGATATTCTGTACGTTCAGCGTCTTTGCCGTGATGCTGCCCTCGATGATCTTCTCGCCGCCGTTGATGCTCAAATCGGCCACATCGTCATTAGACACCTGCTTGAGGGAAGAAACTACATTGCCGCTCTCATCGACCGATACAGAGTAGAAGTGCCCATCCGCGCCCTTGACCACCAGCTCGCCCACCGTCAGGGAGACCATGTTGGCTTCTGTTACAGCAAGCCTTGCAATGTACAATTCGCCCGCCGTGCCCTGGGTGATGATCGCCGTATCTGTCGCCAGATCCTTGATGTGCGCCCAATCGATATCCGCTGTGCCAATGTCGGCCTTGACCATGCTGGCCACCGCCGCTGAGAGCGTCGTAATGGCCGCCCAGTCGATATTGGCTTCATTGATGTTGGCGGTTGTGATCTGTGCTTTGGAAATCTCCGCGATGTCTGCCGACAGCCGCTCGATCTGTGCCCAGTCAATATTGGCGTTGATGATATTCGCCGTGGTGATCTGGGCTGTGGCGATCATGGCGATAGAGGTATACAGCTCATCTGCCGTGATGCTCCCCGCTGCCAGTTCCCTGATCTTTGCCGTGACAGCGGTCAGGGCGTTCACGTTCAGCACGTCGATGAGCGCCTCGGCGATATGGGCGCGGGAAATGCTGGCGTCCTGAATGTGGGCGGAGCCAATGGCCGCATTCTTAATCTGCAAGCTGCCCACCGAGCCGGTTTGCAGTTGCCCGCTGCCCACGGAGTTCAACGCCAGCTTTGCGCCGGTAATGGAGCCGCTGGCCAGTTGGCGTGCGGAGATCATGCTGCCCTCCAGCGCGTCGGCCACAGTGCCCAGCGTCACAGAGGTGTATTTCTTTGTCAGGCAGTCGTAGGTATACTGGGTCATGCGCATGGAAACTTCCACACCGATGCGCCGGGCCACCACGCGCACTCGGTCGCCGAGGAAGATATCCGTCAGCGCGGCGTACTGCTTATACTCTTCCGCATCTGAGCAGTTCACGAAGTCCACCTTAAGAGTCACCGTTGGCAGGTCGCAGCCTGTATCGAATTCAGTCTGCGCCGCTTTGCGCATCTCTGCATAGCACTGCGCCTTGCTTTTCGGTTCGTCGCCGTCCGTTACTTCCTTGGCCTCCGATACCGGCAGATGAATCCATTTCGGGTGGGTATACGCGCCGATGTTGGGAGAGTCGATATACAATTCCGGCAGATACAGCACGTTGCCGTCCGCGTCCTCGCCGGTGGGCATGATGCGGGTGACTACATCCGTTTCGTCCACGTCATACGAAATGCCGGTCAGGTTTTTTCTTTCCCGGATGGATACATCCGTGTCATTGCCCACGTGCTTCACCAGAAACACATCGAACCAGTCTCTTGCCAGTTCCGCACCGTACTTCTCCACCAGCCCACCTTCGCCCAGCAGGGCTTCCACGGGATTGATGTTTTCCCATTCCACCTCTTCGGCGGTGCTGGTCAGGTCGGAATAAAAGGTGAAGTCATGCGCCGAAAGGCAGGCTCCGGACAGATCCTGCACAACAGAAGCCCCCACCGCAGAGGGCGAGGGCTTCAGGGACTTGATCATGTTGTCGAGCAGATCATAGAAAATGTGCCGGGCGTAGACGGTGACCTTGTCCAGCTCCGGCACCACGCGGTAGATGCGGAAGGGCTGATCTCGCAGCTGACGGGCTTCGATGACCTGATTACGGAAGCCCACATTCGTCTGTACCGTCTGGGTTTCTGTGCGCTGGAAGGTCAGATACTGGCTGGCCATATAGCCGTGCTTACCATCCGGGGCGGTCACCTCATACCAGCTGGATGAGGTTTTGTTGAGCACGATGACCTCGCGACCCTTTTTGTACTTGCCCAAGATGCGGTAATTCGTGCCCGTACCGGAGCGCAGGTGCAGCGGCCCACTCCTGGTCGTGATCTTATAGATCTGCAAGTCATAGGTGCTGGTCTGGTACTGCTGAGTCACCAGATCAACGCTGGGAGTCATGGCGGCGGGCACAGGCGCACGAAGGATGCAACCCTCCGAAAGCCGTGTCCATTTGCCGCGCTCATCGATGTCACGCACCAGCGTCAGTTCCCATTCGCCGTTCAGCGTTTCGGTTACGGTGCAGGACATGGGCGTGACCGCGCCGAGGCCGTTATTGGAAAAGTCGGTACAGTCGGCGGGATATACACAGATCAGGAAAAATCACCTCCTTCAGGGCATAAAGAAAGCGCCCAACCAGTCGGCGGACGCTCAAAAGATAAACTGGAATTTATATAATTGGTGTGCCTATATGCTTATCTATTCTCCATTGTGGGGGAGTCCCATCATCAGCCCAGTATTCATCTATTGACACAATTTTATCATTTGCTGTTCTTATGAATGACACTACATGGAAATATGCACTTCTATCTTGGGGATAAACTTTTGTTACTGTAATGAATAAATCGCCTATCACTTCAACTCGTTCAACTGTTCCATCCCAATCGCCTGGATATTCACAGTTTGCGATAATGAACTCATCGACCGTAAAGTGCTCGTTGGAACAATGCCAATTCACATACGCATCTTTGTAAAAGAAGTTTCTGATTGTGTTCTCATCTTGAGCCAACACAGCCTTAATAAAACTGCATACATCCATAATTATTCGCCTCGCAAATTCCGATTTATCGATCAGATTATAACACACTGAAGTAAAATCAGCAAGCAGAAGCAATTACAGATACCTCCAATTCGGCTGAATGACGACTTTCGTTACGTCGCCCGTCCAGCTAATGGCGTTCTGACCCGGCAGCAGTGTCGGAAAATCACCGCTCATGCAACTGTTCATGCTGACCACACCTTGATAGGCTTCCATGAGCGGGCTGTCCAGCGTAATGCTGTCCGTTATGCTATCCAGCTCCACAATGGTCATGCCGACCATGAGGGTGATTTCACCGGAGCCGTATATCTTGATGACCGGTTCCGAAAACACGCTGCCGGGGTTGGCGATGAACGTGCCGGAGGTCGTTACGGTGATCTCCGGCACATTTTCCTGATACCAGAAGGGCTTGCAGCGGAAGTTCACTGCGAAGCTGCGATGGGGATTGCCGCGCAGGATCTTCTCGAAGGGAATCTGATTCACGATTCGGGCATAATAAAAGCCGCCCGGCCTGTTGGCGAAGGTGACTTTCCCACTTCCTTTCAGATAGGAAGCAATGGTATGAATGTTGCCCGGATCAGAAATCATACACTGCGCTGTCAGGATCATATCGTCATAAACGTCGTCGCCTTCCAGCGTCGTTAGACTGCCCGGTCTGCCGGGCACATTGGTAAATGTTGCGCGTTCGGCGGGACTGGTGATCGGCGGCTGTTCCAGCACATGAATGCCGTATTCCGTACACTTTTCCCCGTTCCAAGAGAACCAGTCGTTCATGCCATTCTCAGCCCCTTTCCGCGCTGCTGTCTTCGGGTCAGCGTCGCAATTTCTACCGCCAGTGAGCGGATATCCTGCTCGTCCCGCACCACCATCTGCTGTACCTGAATAGTCGAGGACACGTTACTGTTGTAAGTTTTACTGTTATCGCTGCTGTTTGTGACAATCGCGCCGGTCTGTGCTTCGCCCGTCAGGAAGCGGGATGCGTTGCGGATGACCTTCGCCTGCTCTTTGCTTTCCTTCAGCACGCCCGCGCCAAAGCCGCGCATGGTCATGACGCCCACTTCGTCCCGGAACACCTGCGAAGGACTCTTGATCTTGAGTTCCTTCTTTGCCGCGTTCACGGCTTCGCGGGCGGCAGAGCGCATGGCGGAGATCACGCCGGAGCGCCCGGAAAGGATACCTGCTCTTAGTCCCGCCATAGCGTTTACCCCAGCAGAGCGCAGGGTACTGCTGTTCAGGCTGGTTTGGATTGCCGAGCGCACATTCGCTGCGACCGCACGGCCTGTATCGGACATGGGATAAGCAGTCATTGTGCTGCCCAGGCCCTGCATTGCGGCATTTCCGGCGCTCTTCAGGCTTTCGCCCGTCAAAGCGGTCTGCAATGCGGATTCAATGCCGGAAGCCATACCCTGTGCATCAGCGGAGAAGTCATAGCCGCTCATACCCTCGCCAACACCTGCTGCAACATATTCGCCGGTAGGCTTTACTCGTTTGGAGGGTGATTCAATCTGTAGCGCTGTATTTAGTGCAGTTTCCAGATTGGCAGCTACTGTCTCCGCATCGCTGTCAAAGCCTGCTTCCGTCATGCCCTGTGCAATGCCCTCACGGATATGCGCGCCCGTGCCGGTTACATCCAACCCATTCAGGAATTCCACAATGGCCTGCAGATTTTCCAGATCTTCTTTGGGAACCTGTTCGCCCTGCTGAATGGCGCTGACCATTTCCGCAACATAGGCGGACAACTCTGCCACTCTGTTCGCATTGAAGTCCGATTTCATGCTCTGGTCAAGGCCGCCCAGATTCGTAGATGCGCCAAATAAGGAGGCCCAGAACTTGTCCCACCAGTTGTAATCCAGTGTTTCCTGATAAGACTGAATCCGCTTTAAGCCGCTATCCACCATGTCCATCGTTGTAGTGGGGCGAACGCCTGCCAGCGCTTCCTTCCATGTGCCGCCCAGCTGGTAGACTTCGTCTACCACCGGCGAGAGGGCGTCAATCGCTTCCTTCGTGCCGGTGATTTCGGGGGTGATCAGGATGTGCAGTGTGCCGTCCTGATCGAGGCTAGCCACGGTGCTTGCGTCAATGGTTCCATCCGGCACCGCCTCAATGGGCACCTCCACGCCGTCTTTCCAGAATTTCACCTTTCCGTCTGCCATCAGCTTGTCCAGTTCACCGTCAGGCAGTTCGCCCAGACGCACGGGCAATTCAAGCGTCAGGTCGGGATTGTTCTGAAGCTGGCGATAGGCCAGATAATCATAGCCCGTAATGATGACCTGTGTTTTCGGCTTGGGCACGCTTACACCCTCCGCCTCTTTATACTCCGTGATGTAGGCAGTAAACGAAGGCAGCAACTGAGATTTGTCGCAGCCCGCCGCCTCGGCGTACCGGCTGACAATGGCTTCGATCTGATCCGGCGAAAGGGCGGAGAGATCGACGTTCTCCGCCTGCAGGTATTTCGCTACCATGGCAGTCACATCATCCGGAGTCAGCGCTGTAGTAAGCGCGCCGCCCGTCGCTTCCTCATAGGCCATAACGAACGCGGTCACGCCCTCAGGCGACAGCGCGGAAATATCCACGCCCTGCTGTTCAGCGTATTGCGAAACATAAGCGACGATCTCATCCGGCTTCAGCAGGGACACATCCGCCCCGGAAGCCAGCTCTTTATAGCCAGCCACCAGACACTCCGCGATTTCGGGTGTCAACCCACTCACGTCTGCGCCGCCCGTAACCTCTGCGTACTTTTCAACGTAGGCAATCAGTCCCTTCGGCGTGAGCGAAGCGGTGCTGGCCCCTTCGGGAATCTCGGTATAAGCGGAAATGAACGCATTCACCTTGACCTGCTGATTCTCGGCGGACAGACCGGTGATGATGGCTTCGGTTGTGATCGCGCCGGGATTCTGGGCGAATTCATCCCATCGTGCCTGTGCGCCGGTCATATCAAGATCGGTGGCGATTTTCAGCACTTCTTCGGGCAGCGCTTCACCGAACATGCTGTACAAACCGGGCAGGTCGGTCTTGATGAGATCGAGGTAATTGACAATGCCTGCAAACTGATCCAACTGCGCCGAAAAGTCAATGTCCGGGAAAAGTGCCTGTACTTCGGCTTCACTCATGCCGCTGTCCAAAAGAGACTGGATCTGCGTCATCAGAGAGAGATACTCCGTCAGCGCGCCTTCATCCATACCGGCAGAAAGCGCCTGCAGATCCGCCAGCAGCGCAGGCTTCTCGCTTTCGCCGGCCAAGCTGTATTCGCGCAGCTTCGTGAACAGCTCGTCCACCTGCTGGCTGGCCTGCTGAATTTCCGGCTGGTTCCAAACTGGCATGACGATGGATGCGAGCGTTTCGGCGTATTCCTGCGCGGCGGCACGGCGTTCCTCGTTGTAGCGGGCGTTGAGAGCATCCAGCGCAGCCTGTTTTTCCGTAGAATCCTCGATCAACTGAATGAGCGCATATTCTTTATCATAGCGCTCATCAATCTGCTGATTGATGGCAGCCATGCCCTCAGCGGCGGCTTTCACGGCGTTTTCATACACAGTCACGTCCGCATCCGTTTTTCCGCGCGCCTGCGCGCGGGCGACTTCCGCTTCCACCTTCTGGGCAATGGTGGAGAACCCATCCGTGTCCTCCGGCGTGAGATGATACTTGACCTCAATGGCCTCGCGGGTGTCGATGAGCTCCTGCAAACGGATCTGATCTTTTTCGGAGAAGTATCCGTTCTGCCGTTTCTTCAGCAGTCGGCTGATCTCCGCGTCCATCTGATCCAGCGTCTTGATATCCGCTGCAATCCCCTGTGAAACGCCGGTATAGCCGCTCTTGTCTGCCGTGTCTTTGAGGGCTTGAAGCTCCGTGCGCGTGCTGTCCGTCAGCGTTTTGAAGGAATCCGTCCAGTGGGCGACGATCTCATTGCTTTCCTTTTCGCCGTCCGACCACACCGCCAGCAATCCGTCCCGCCACTTCTGCGCGGACTGCCGGTCGCGGACAAAGTCGCTTTTCGACATACCGAAGAAGGATAGTCCCGCACTTCTGTCGTAGAAGGTCTCTGCGGCGGTATCCTTCCACTGCTTCGCCGTCTCCTCCATGCCCTTGAGCGCTTCCCGGGCCTGCTTCGCGCCGGAAACATAGTCCGCCAGCGCAATGGTTCCCGCAATCACTGCGGCGGCGACGGCGAACCATACGGCGGGGGACTTACCCAGAACCGTCAGGAATCCCTTCCAGCCGCCGCCCGCCTTACCAACTGACGTGGCGAACTTGCCAAAGGCCGTGGATACGGAGCCTACGCCCTTCGTGATCTTACCCAGTACCAGCAGCACCGGCCCGGCAGCGGCGGCATAGGCTGCGAACTGAATGATCTGCTTGCGCTGGGCTTCGTCCATGGAGAGGAATTTCTGGAGCAGCTCTTCCGCGCCGTCAATGAGGCTGCGAATAGTGGGATTCAGGTCGTCCCCGATCTGCTGCCCGAACAGCAGCGCCGTATTTTTGAGGTTCTTCAGCTTGCTCTCCGTGGTGGCGTATCGCTTGTTGGCTTCCTCGGACAGGGCAATGTTCTTCTTCCATGCGGAGGTAGCCATGCTCTGCGCCCGGGAGAAGAGGTCGGTAGCGTTGACGGCGCGAAGCATGGTATCGCGCAGGCGTACTTCTTTGATGCCGATCTCGTCCAGCACGGCGATGGCACTCTCGCCCTCGTCGTCCAGTTTGGAAAGGCCGACAATAAAGGCTTCAAACGCGGCGGCGGGATCGCTGTCCCAGAGGGTTTTGAACTGCTGTCCGGTCATTCCGGCCACCTTGCCAAAATCCTCCAGCGCTTCGCCGCCGGTCGCGGAAGCGACCTCCATTTTGATGAGCGCCTTGGAGAAGGCGGAACCGCCCATCTGCGCCTCGATACCCACGGAGGACAGTGCAGCGGCGAACCCCAGCACCTGCGCTTCCGTCAGCCCCACCTGCTTGCCCGCGCCGGCCATGCGGTGCGCCATTTCCATGATGGGCTTTTCGGTGGTGGCAAAGTTATTGCCCAGATCCACCAGCGTAGAGCCGATGTTGCTGAACTGGCTCTGGCTCGTGCCCATGATGTTGGCAAACTGGGCGATGGTGGCTGCCGCGTCATTGGCATTCAGGTCTTCGCAGGAATTGCCAAGGTCGATCATGACGCGAGTAAAGTCCGACAGATGCTCGGTAGCAACGCCCAGCTGACCGCCCGCCGCCATGACTTCGTTGATCTCATCCGTACCAGCCGCAACCTCCGTGGACATTTTCTTCGACGTATCCGCCAGCTGGTCGAACTCAGCCTCCGTCGCATCTACGGTTTTGCGCACCGAGGTAAAGGAGGATTCAAAGTCGATGGACGCCTTGACCGCCGCCGTGCCCAGCGCAACAATGGGCGTGGTCAGGGTGGTGGAGAGCAGCTTGCCCGCCTTGATCAGATTCTTTCCGGCGGCATCGCAGGTCTTGCCGAAGGATTCCATGCTCTTTCCGGCCTTCGTCCATTCGGACTGTGCGGTTTTCAGCTCTTTATTGCAATTCGCGATGTCCGCCTTCGTCTGCTTTACTGCGGCGCGGGCATTGTTGAGCGCGGTTTCCGCATCCTGCACCGCATCGGTGGCCTGACGGATTTTATCCGGGTCGTTGACCTGCTGGGCGGCCTGCAGCTGTTCCTTTGCGGCATTCAGGGCTTTTTCGTATTCGGCGACGGATTTCTGCTGTAAAACGAGTTTCTCATTCAGCAGTGCCAGCTTCGCAGACAGTCCAGCGGCGGATTTGTCGAAATCCTTCACGCCTGCCGCCGCCAGACGATAGCTGCTCTCGGCAGTTTTCATCTGCTTGCCGATGGAAGCAATGCTGCGCTGACTGGCCTGCATCACTTCTCCGGCAGACGCCCAGCTGGTACGCGAAAGGGCGAGCTGGCGGCTGCACCGGTCGATCTTGGCGACAGTCTCTTTAACCGCGCCCTTCGCACCGTTCAGTTTGGTCTGCGCCGCGGAGAATGCGTCCGCCGCGTTCTGTGTAGACTTTTTCAGCGCGACGTTCTGGCCTTCCAGCTTTTTGACTTCCTGAACCGCAGCACGATACTCGCCCTTATAGGCGTCCAGATTCGCCTTGGCCGCAATGGTCGCGGAATCCGTCTCGCCCAGCGTATTCCTGTAATGCCGATACGCCTGCGCAGCGCTTGCCACTTCTGCTTTCAGCTGCTGCTGTTTGTCCTTCGCATCCACCAGCCGCTGGGCATAGTCATTCTGGCGGTTGTAGCACTCCTGCAGCTTATCGCTGGCCTGTTGAAGCGCGCGCTCGTACTGGCCGACCGCGTCCTGCTGAAGCCGGAAGGTGTGCTGGAGCGTGGACAGCCTGGCAGACAGTCGCGCCGTGGTTGTCTCGAAGTTCTCCACGCCGGTGGAAGCCAGATGAAACGCCGACTCCGCTTCCTGGATCTGCTTATTGATGGATTTAATGTTGCGCGTGAAATTATCGCTGTTCAGCGACAGCGATACCACAAGATCGCGGAGCGTCTCGCTCATGACGGGTCACCTGCCTGTCTGCATTGAATTTACTTGATTAAGCGACGGTTTTCGCGTATAATAAAGGTGGAAACAATCTGTCGAGAAAGGAGTCGCCGCTATGAGCGATAAAGTTTACACGCTGGATGAAATCAGGGCCATTGCCGCGCCCATTGCCAAACAATATGGCGTTGCCGCGATGTATCTGTTTGGTTCCTACGCCCGCGGCGAAGCCACGCCGAAGAGCGATCTCGATTTCCGCATTGACAAAGGGCAGCTCCGTTCACTGTTCCAGCTATCCGGCATGCAGATTGCTCTGGAGGACGGCTTTCAGAAGGATCTGGATCTGCTGACCACGCAGATGCTCACGCCGCAGTTTTTGAACGATATTCGACCGGAAGAGGTGCTGATCTATGCCCAGAACTGATCAAAACACGCGAAATCGGAATTGTATTGAGCACATGCTGAAATACTGCGGTCAGATCGAGGAAACGCTGGACGCCATTCAGAATGACAAAGAGAAGTTTCTCTCATCTCACATTTACCAGAACGCGGTCGCCATGTGCATTTTGCAGCTGGGCGAGCTGACAAAACAGCTTACGCCGGAGTTTACCGCTGCACACAGGCAGATTCCGTGGAGCCTGATCGCCAAGACGCGCGATAATTACGCGCATCACTACGGCGTTGTCGACTTCGAACTCGTCTGGGAAGCGGCAGTTGAGGATATTCCCGGCCTCGCAGCGTTTTGCAGGGATTATCTGGAGAAATAGAGAATCCATTACGGCTTCAGTTCCGTCCACACCTCGTCAATGTATCGTTGGCGGGGTTCTTTCTTTTTCTGCTCCTGCTTTGCGTTCCATGCCCGGATCTTCAGAAATCCCGGCATGTCCATTCGGTCGATCTCATCCATGCGCCAGCCGGCTTCCAGCAGCGAATTGTAGGTGGAATAAATGAATTCAGGCAGCGTCAGAACAGCGGAATCTCTTCCGACTCCGTTTCCGTCTCCGTCGTCGCCGGTTCCTTCGCCGCCTTCGTAGGGAACTCGCTGAGAATTTCGGTGGTCTGGGTCTGCACGGCCATGAGCGCCAGCGCAACGTCGTGCATCAGGCGATCCACGGGATAGCCATCCAGTACATCGTCCGGACTGAACTGATTCCCGAACAGCAGACAGAACCAGCGGATCATCACGTCCATTGCGTCCGGAATACTGACCTGTTCCGATTGCGGGATCTCTTCGCCCTTGACGGCGGCGTTGGACAACGCCACGATGCGGGCGTACATCTTCGCCGCCGGTTCCATCTCGCGCAGCGCACGGCCGGAGACGAAATCCACGGCATATTTCTTATCCTTGAGGGTGCAGGTGATCATAGCGATTGCCTCCTATGTCATTGAAAAGATTCTCCGCGCAACACACACTGCGCGGAGAACAACGGAGTAAAGCGGTCACGGGCTGGACGTGAATACCGGCTCGTACACGCTTTCCAGGAACGTCGCGCCCTTTTCAGCCGTGAAGCCATTTTCTCCTTCATCGGCCACCGCCTGATACTGATTATCATGGGTGCGGCGAATAGCCGTCCATTCCACCTCGCCGGTCTGGCGGGTGATGCTTTTGCCTTCCTTCGTGGCATAGCTCTCGGTCACGGGCTTGGCGCGCACCTTGTAAAGCCACACAAAGCGGTATTTATGGTTGGCCTTTTCGCTCTTGAAACCGACAGCGAAATAGGGAGGCTTGTCGGTGGACGAACGGATCAGCACGCCGTTGTCGTCGATTTTATTGGCGAAAATCATCTCCTGGATGATCAGCGGAAGATCGGCCATTTTTGTCTTGAACGACAGCTCAGGGTCGGGATACAGGACGTCAAATTCCGCGTCATCCGCATATTGAACCTCCGGTTCACTGTTCTGGGGCGTGATGGACGCCTCGATAGCGCCGGCGACCAGCTGAAGCGCTCCGTAGGTCAGCGTCTCCTCGGTATCCACCGTAAGCGGCGCGATGACCATGTTTTTAAGGCCCACCGTAGAGCTTACGGCAGGCGAAGCAGCGGGATTGGGCATGGGGTTGTCCTCCTCATTTTTATTTCGTCAGTTCATCCTTGAGAATATTCTTCATGATCTGGTACGCCTCGTCCTTGCGCACATCGAAGGCCGGGCGCACAAAGGGATGTGCGGGAGCGGGCGCAGGGCCGCCGTGTCCTTTTTCGACCGGGTTGGCATAGTATGCGCCCTTTTCGGAATGCTTTACGCCGATGGTGATGTACTTGCCGCCTCTGCGGGAACGGCGTATACTGTGCGTTCGAATGGAACCATGCAGTGCGCCGGTGATAATCTTGGGATCAGAAGAAGCGTTGTGCAGCATCTGCTCCTCGATGGGCTTTGCGCCCTCCTGCAGTGCACGGTTCACGCCCTGCCCGAACTCCAGATTGGACGCCATATTGGTCAGATCGTTGCGCAGATTATCAAAGCCCTGCAGTTCCATTGGCATGGGGATCTCTCCTCCATTCGTGCAAAAAGAAACCGTGCGGCGCGCATCAATGCGCCTGCACGGCAAAGAGAAAAAGCCGGGGTTTTAGGAACGAGAGCCTGCCGATTCAGACTCTTTCTTCCGAGGGCAGCGTTTCAGCGTCAGTCTGCTGTCTTTCGGCTTTGAACTCGGCGACGCGATGCTCGGCCACGTAATGCGTGGCATAGCTGCGCTCGATCTCCGCTGCGCCGCTCTTGCTGAAACGCAGCAGAATTACAGTTTTTCGCCCCTGACCGTCTTTCTTTTTCACGCCCCAGCGCTTGTAACAGCAGTATGAGGGCTTCAGATTCTGCGCCTTGGCATATGCACGCATTTCGCGCATTACAGCTGACAGTTTCTTCAGATTGACCGTACATACGCGTTCCAGATAATCCACGCGCCCATACCGCCAATCCTCATAACGCTTTTTCGGCAGCACGCCGATTTCCATGAGCACATCGACAGGCGCGGCAAATCCGCGCTCCCTGCACTGCCTGTATTTGGACGAGCGCACCTTTGCGATAGTTCTCCATTATTCATATCGCGATTCCTTTCCAGACCATGGATTGTGTAATGCACAGTCACTATATCATTTCAGGGGACAGTCGGTCAACGCTGCCAAGGTGAATCTTTCTCTGTCAGCCCATGGCGTCCTGCCAGTAGACCCACGTCCACTGCACGGTGTAGGTGCGGGTGGCCGGGTCGTAGGCGGGTTGATTATATCCCTTGTCACTTTCCTCCAGCATCCAGAAATCCGCGTCGTACATGGCCTGACGGATGCGATTTGCCATTTCGGTGGGGTCGATATCGCTCCAGAGGTTCAGATAGACATACGTTCGATACCCCACAGGACGGTCGTCTTGAAAGGCCGTCTCCGTGGTGGTGCTGGAATAAACCACATATTGCAGCGGCGGATTCTGGTTTTCGGACGTGGCACGCCAGATGCCGGCGATAACGGGGATGCCGATGTTTTTGAGCGCTTCCTGTACCTGTCTCATCCGCTCACTCCCTTCGCAATGGACGCTTTCAGACCGAGGTACGTTTTCTTGAACGAATACTCGCCCAGCGTGGAAATGATCCACTTTTCATCCTGAAATTTCACCCACATACCGGGCTTCACGTCCCTGCGATAGCGAATGGTGAAGTTGATGACCTGCTCGGTATTCATCACGTCCGCAGCCCGATAATGCTGGTTGCCCGCGTCGACGGCACTGGCCCATACGTGGCAGAGCACCACGTCCTTTGGTTCAGGATAGCCGTTCACATTGATGGCGTTCTCGGTATAGCCGATCTCCACCAGATGGCACAGATCCCCGGGGTGGGGCGTGCCCTCAAAGTTTTTATAGCCGCGCATGAGCCGTCACATCCTTTGTTGAAGCACAACATATTCACACATTCCACAGGCTTATCCACAATATGCTGTATCTCGCCTCAAAACATTTTCTCCGGATCGCGATAGGGATACAGCAGGCTGTCAAATGCCATCCGCATGGCCTTGTAGGTGGTCATGTCAGGGATATCCCGATTCTCATAGTAGAATCCCACCATGAGCAGAACCGCCAGTCGCACAGGCTCAGGCGCGGGATCGGGAAACTGCGTCCGGCAGTAATCCTCCGCCGCAGCCTGTGCCTGCACAATCAGGCCGGTCAGATAGGCGTCCTCCTCGTCGTGCTGGATACGGAGATGGGTTTTCACCTCATCCACGGTAACGATCATTGAAGCTCACCTCAGTTAGGCGGAGCGGATTCCATCAGACCTGCGTTACGGATGGCGGCCAGCAGGGCATTAAAGGCGTCCTTCAGCGCGGCAATGGTAGTTGCTTCACTGTCAGGCACATATTCGATCTGATCAAAGGGCAGTGAAGGCGTAAACAGATCGTCGCCGCCCTCGATGGTCGCGCCGGGCAGGAAGGTGAGCTTTCCGCCAATGACCAGCTCGTTGCCGCCTTGCGCAAAATAGTTGTGGGTATTCCGGGTGAGGTCCGGAACTGGTTCAGCTTTCATCATGATGCAGCACCTCTCTTTCTCACGCGGCCTTCATCTGCAGGCACTTCACGGCTTCGCGCAGGATAAGCCTGCCATCCACACGCTGGGTGATCTTAAAGCCTACCTGATCGTTGACGGCGTACAGCTCGTTCAGGCGCTGCAGGGAACGGCCCTCCCGATCCGCCAGCCAGTAATAGCTGAAGTCTCCGTACAGGATGGCCTTGTTGCCCGCCGTGGGCAGGGGCATGTAGTTGGATATCAGCACCTTCTGGTTGAGCAGCGTGTCGGGCTGCCCCGCCAGCAGACCCAGCTGCCAGATGAAATTCCCCTGACCGTCCTTGAGCTTGCGCAGCAGCTTCAGCGTGGCGTCGTTCATGATCCACAGCCCCTTGCGGCGGTATCCGCTCTTGAGCGAATGCTGCAGGTCGATCAGCTCGTCCGCCGTAATGGCCACGGCAGACGCGGCGGTCACGCCCAGCTCCGCGCCCAGGGTATCGTGCAGCAGGCCGGTGGGCTTGTGCGTGCCGTTGCCCGCAAGAATGGCTTCTTCCTCGGCGGCGCCCACGCGGCGGGTGAACTCCCCTGCGATATAAGCCGCCATATCGAAGGCGCTGTCGTGAAGCAGCTCCTCGGAGATGCGGATCATGCAGCCCACCTTGTGAGCGCCCAGGGTGATCTGACCGAAAGCGTCGTCGCTCTCGGGAATGGCGGCTTCCTCCTCGATCCAGGAGGCCGCGCCCTTGCTGGTCACCAGCGGGATCTTGCGGTCGCCGGAGGAGGTGGTGATCTTATGCACCAGCCCGCGCATGATGTTTTCCTCTTCCAACCCCTGGATCAGCTGATGCTCGAACTCGTCCGGCACGGTGTAACCGCCCTCGGACAGCGTGCCCACCTGCAGCGCGTCCCGCACCTCCGGGCTGCGGCGGTCCAGATTGCGCATATGCGCCCAGAAGGCGTTTTTGTACGCGTCGGATGCGACGCCCTGCCGGGTCTCCGGCGCGCGCAGGGGACGGGAAGTCAGGGCGGGACGCACGGGAGCGTTCAGCTCGCGCTCGATCTCCGCGGCCCGCTCCTCACGCTCGATGGCGTGACCCAGATCCACGACCTCCTGCTCCATGCGCTCGTAGATGGCGGTATCCTCGCCGGACATCAGGCCGTTCTCGCCGCTGCGCTCGTCCAGAAACGCCTTCGCCTTGTCCCATACGTCGCTGCGCTTCTGGCGCAGATCAAGAATTTTGCTCATGGTGTTTTTCCTCCTTCTGATCATTGGATTGTTCATTGGAATCGGGATGCCCATATCGTCGGCTGGCGGGCATGAGCAGACCCAGCCGCTTCTGCAGCTGGGTCACGGGAATGCCGGAGGGTTCCGGCAGGGCAGTATTGGTAACATTTTCCTCTTTTTCATCGATGCCGCCAGATACTACCGTTTGCTCTTTGTCAGGCAATGCCATCGAAGGGTGATCTTCGTTCGCGTTCTCTTGCTTCTCAGTGCGGGACAGCCGGGGCTTATGGCGATCCTGCCATGCCTGTACCTTCGCCTTGGCGAAATCCAGATTCGCCCTGCGCTCCCCGGCGTTCTCCGGCGCGCCGGGCTTGCCGTCTTCGGCGATGGCGTCAATAAACCCGTACTGCAGCGCGGACTGCGCGTCCAGCCACGATGTGGCGCTCATCATGGCGGCCACCTTCTGGCGGTTCTGCTGGCACCGGCGCTGGTACACGTTCAGGATGCTCTCCTTGCACGCCTGCAGCAGTCGGATAGAGTCCATGAGCTCCCGCTCGTTGCCCCAGGCTACGACGCTGGGGTCGTGGATCATCCAGAGACTGCCCGGGGTCATCTCCAGCCTGTCCGCCGCCATGGCCAGCACCGTTGCCGCAGAAGCCGCCGTGCCGGAGACGGTGATCCGCACGCTGCCGGGGTAGGCGCGCACGTCGTCGAACATGCGCACAGCGGCGTTGCAGGAACCGCCATAGGAATTCAGCCGGATATGCACGTCGTCCGCAAGCCGGTTCTCTTTCCCGTACAGCGCTTCATGAAGGGACTCTGGGGTGATCTCGTCCCCGAACCACATTTCGTCGTCGATATAGCCGTTCAAGCTGAGTTCTCTCAATTCGCATTCTCCTCCATTTCTTCCGCCCAGACGATACCGGCCAGCACAAAAAAGACGCAGTATACGCAGACCGAATTGCCGTAGGCCTTGTATTCCGCGCTGTCCGTGCGGGGACCCCTGAGCCATTTGACGATCCGGTTCCGGCTGGGCGCCTTGGTCGTCTTGCCCGTGGCGCGATACCATTCCTCGAACACCCCTGCCCAGTAACGAATTTCTTCGTCCGTTGGCGCCTCTGTACCCAGCTGTTCCGTCCAGCCGTCCGGATACCCCTGCAATCGGCAGCATTCGCGCGGCGTGAGCCTGCGCACGATATAACCCGTTTCGGGCGCGGTCACCGCGCCGGGACCCTGCGCCGTGAGCGCAGGTACCTTTTCCTTTCCGATGTTCATGCTGTACTGCGCGGTCTGACCGGAGGAGAAACAGGCGCGATCCATGGCGTATGCCGCGCCTTCCGGCCCGGAGGACTGTTCGTCCCTGCCCACCAAGGGCGGATCCTTGTAATCCCGCGCCATGAGCGGCGGGGATTTCTCCTGATCCACCTGCGTAAAGCTGCCGGTGGTCATGGCATAGACGGCGTGGCGGTCTGACGTATCCAGCGTGAACGCCACCTCGCGGTTGATTCCGTCGCCCTGCGGCCCGTTCTCTGCTTTCCGCCCGATCACGGAGCCCTGAAGGCAGCAGGGGCTTTCGGCAGGCGCAACAACGAGCATGCCGCCCTGGTGGCATTGGGGACTGCTGCCCGACGTATCCAGTGTTCGGCTGGTCTGCGCTTCGTAGATTCCCGCGTGAGGATTGTCCGAAAGCATGGCGCGGCTCTGGTCGGAGGATAGACCGAACACCAGCGGCACCTGATTCCCGCCCGTACCCATCCGTGAGCAGAGCGTCTGGCAGACGCCGTCCTCGCTGATTCTGATCCGGCTGTCGGTGGGATTGAAGTCAATCGCCACGCCGGGTACCACTCCCGCACGCAGCGTAGGCGCACGTTCTTTCTCGTACCCGATTCCCCGGCTGTCCGCACTGTGCTCGCGGCAAAACCCCGCCGCGCTTACCCGTTCGCCTGCCGCTCCAGCGCTATCCTGAGAACCTCGGGCAGCTCTTTGCCGCGCTTCTCCGCCCGGCGGAGTATACCCTGACAGGCCTTCGGACTCAAAGAGAACCTTTCCGGCACATTGTCCATCAAGATCGAGGACAGCAAATATACGTTTCCGTCTTTGTGCGACGCCCCAACCTTGCGCGGCGTCGAGGACGCGCCAGGCGAGAGAATAACCGTCGCCCAGGATCTCGCCTGCAGGCAGCCAGCGCCCGTTCTCCGGCACAGGAACATCTGCCTCGGGGTCTTTGATGCGGATGAGGCTTTCGAGGACGCAGCGGAAATCCTGCCCATTCTGAGAGGACAGGGCGCCCGGCACGTTTTCCCATACCGCCCATCTTGGATATTTTCCATCGGTGCTTTCCCTCATTTCAGTAATAATGCGCACGGCTTCATAGAAGAGGCTGGAACGGCTGCCGTCCAGCCCCGCGCGCTTGCCCGCGATGCTGAGATCCTGGCTAACAGGGGCTACCGAACGTAATCACGTCCACAGCCCCAAGATCACCTCCCCTCAAAGAGGCGATATCGCCGTAATGCTTCACTTCGGGCAGCCGTTTTTCCGTCACCCGGATGGGGAACGGATCGATCTCCGACGCCCAGACGGGCGTGATGCCCGCCATTTTCCCTGCCAGGGGAAAGCCCCCGACGCCGTCAAAGAGACTGCCCAGCGTAAGTTTTCTGCTCAAGTTGAATCCTCCAAAGTTTCTTCCTGCGTCGTACTTTCCGACCCGCCCAGCATGGCCCGGCGGACGGAAACCATGTTCCCGTTGACGAGGAGCGCGTTTCCGCCATCCTCTTCGGGCACGGGGTTCATGTTCTCCAGACCTCGGATGTCGTTCATCGACAGCCAGCCGTTCTGCCGGCCGATGGCGTAGCCCTCCATGCGTTCCTTGTACGCGCCCCGCATCAGTCCGTCCATGTTGAAGCGGACATAAAAAACGCCCTTCTCCTTTTCGGCGAAGAGGGCGCGGTTCATGGCCTGCTCGATGCGCACCACCCAGGGACGGATGGTATGCACGGCGAATGAAATGGACTGATGCTCAATATTGCTGAAGGTAGCATGCTCCAGATCGCCCACCATGTGAGGCGGTACGCGATAAATGCGGCAGATCTCCGATACCTGAAACTTGCGGGTTTCCAGAAACTGAGCTTCGCTGTTCGGGATGGAGATGGGCGTATAGCTCATGTTCTCTTCCAGCACGGCCACCTTGCCGGAGTTGACGGATCCGCCGTAGGCCGCGTTCCAGCTTTCCCGCAGCTTCTTCGGATCCTTTACCGTATTGGGATGAGTCAGGATACCGCTGGGCCGTGCGCCGTTGGAGAAGAACTTGCTGCCGTATTCCTCGGCGGCAAGGCCCAGGCCGATGGCGTTCTTCTCCAGCGCAATGGGGCTGTAGCCCATGACGCCGTCGAAGCCCAGTCCGGGGATATGCAGCACGTCCTCCGGGCGCAGGCGCACCACCTTGCTCTCGCGGGTGGTGTAGTCGTAGATGAGCTTTCCGCTGTCGTCTCTGTCCACCTGCATCTGATCCGGCAGCAGCGGATACAGCCCCAGAATGTGGCCGCGCCCGTTGCGCAGGATCTGGCAGTAGGCGTTGCCGTAAATCAGCAGGTGGGTGAGCATGACCTCCCGCAGGATGAAGCTGGTCATTTCGGTGTTGGGCTCGTCATGCAGAATGCGGTACAGCGGATGCTCCGGCGCCTTGACGCTGCCCTCGCCCTGATTCTGATATACGTGCAGGGGCAGGCTGGCGATGGTCTCGGCGATGACGCGCACGCAGGCGTAGACCGTGCTCATCTGGATGGCGGTGGTCGCCGTGACCGATTTTCCGGACGCGCTGGATCCGAAATAGAAGGTGGCGGCGGAGCTGACGCTGTCCGTCGGTTTTTCGTTCCTTCCGGGCTTGTCCCGCGCCCGAAACAGCGATGAAAATGGATTTTTCATGGAGTCCTCCTGTTGTTACAGTCCTTTTCCCGTTTTCCGGTCATGGCAGCTCTTGCAAAGGGGCTGCCAGTTGTTTTCATCCCAGAAAAGATTGCGATCTCCGCGATGAGGCACGATGTGGTCTACCACGGTCGCCGGGGTCAGATGGCCGTTTTTCTGGCATTCGGCGCACAGGGGATACTGGGACAGAAAAGCCTTCCGTGCCCTTTGCCAGCGTGCGTCGTACCCCCGTGCAGTCGCGCCGCCTCGAAGAGCCTCATGGCTCCACTCCTTGCGATGCACCTCGCAGTAGACGCCGCTGTCGCAGAGGTTGGGGCATCCCGGATAGCGACAGGGACGTTTGGGCGTATGGGGCATATTGGCCTCCTGTTCCGGCAATAAGCGCCGATTTTCATGATGATTTCGCGCGCTTTTCTGCTTATTATCAGCTGATTAGGAGCAGTAACGGCGCAAAAAAGAGCAAATCACAGCGTTTCGCACCCTTTTCACCGGACGTAGGCCGCATTGCTCTCGTTTTGCCAGTCACAGAAAAATCATCTCCCGCTCGTCGTACACGGAACCGCCGCTGTTCTGGTTCTTCATCGCCCGATCCAATGCCATGACCAATGCCACCGCACCGTCCACCTTTTCCGTAGATTTCTGTTTGTCGATCTTCAGATTGCCCGCAGGGTCGGTGCGCACGAAGGCGTTGTCCATGTTCCAGCGCAGCACCGGGTGTCCACCGTGCGCCAGCCTGTGTTCCAGCACCAGCCGCATCAGTTCCTTCGTCGGCGGCGACATGTCCCGGAATCCCTGCCCGAAGGGGATCATGGTGAAGCCGTCGTCCTCCAGATTCTGCACCATCTGCGTGGCGTTCCAGCGGTCGTAGGCGATTTCCTGGATGTTGTACTTTTCGCCCAGCTCGCAGATGTATTTTTCGATGAACCCGTAATGCACCACGTTGCCCTCGGTGGTCTGAAGAAAGCCCTGCTTTTCCCATACGTCGTACATGACGTGGTCGCGCCGAACGCGCAAAGGCAGCGTCTCCTCCGGCAGCCAGAAGAAGGGCAGAATGACATACGGTTCGCTCTCATCGCTGGGCGGAAAGACCAGCACCAGCGTGGTCAGGTCGCTGGTGGACGAAAGATCCAGCCCCGCATAGCAGACGCGCCCCTCCAGATCACCCGGAATGACCGGCGCACCGCATTCATCCCATTTGTCCATGGGCATCCACCGAATACTTTGTTTCACCCACTGATTCAGGCGCAGCTGGCGGAACATATTCTCGTCCGCCGGTGTTTCCAGCGCCTTGCGGTAGGCGTCCCGTACCTTGTCGATGGTAATGGTATATCCCAGCGATGGATTGCACTTGTACCAGTTCTGCTCGTCCTGCCAGTCCGCATCGTCCGGAAGTCCATAGACCACGGGATAAAAGCGCGGGTCATGCTTGCGCCCTTCCAGAATATCCAGCGCCTTCTGATGCACCTCCCAGCAAACGGAATTGCGGTCAGTGCCGGCGGTAGTGAGAAAGAACCACAGCGGCTGCCTGCGCGCATCACCGCTGCCCTGGGTCATTACGTCATAGAGGGCGCGGGTGGGCTGCGTGTGAAGCTCGTCGAAGATGCAGGCGGAAACATTCAGGCCATGCTTCGTAGCTACTTCACTGGACAGCACCTGATAGATGCTTCCCGTGGGCTGGTACACCATGCGCTTGGTGGAGGGGATGATCTTAATCAGCCGGCTCAGCGTAGGGTTCTGCCGAACCATATCCACCGCCACGTCGAACACAATGGCCGCCTGCTGACGGTCGCTGGCGCAGGAATAGACCTCCGCCTTCCACTCATCGTCGTTGGTGAGCATGTTCAGCGCCAGCGCCGCGCCCAGCTCGCTCTTTCCGTTCTTCTTTCCGATCTCGATATACACCTGATTGTATTGCCGCATTTCAGGATCTTCATCCCGCACTGTTCCGAACACATCCCTGATGACCTTCTCCTGCCAAGGAAGTAATTTGAAGGGTTTCCCGTGAAATTCGCCCTTGGTATGCTTCAGGCACTCGATAAAGCGCACGACGCGGCGCGCCTTCTTTTCATCAAACATCGTCCTGCCACCCGCCCTTCAGCAGCTTCGCCATGGGATCCTCCGCATCCGCTGCGTTTCCGCCTGCAATGATGCGGGTACGGCAGGCGGGCGTCAGGCCAAATTCCGCGGCTAAGGCGTGCATGGTTTTCTGGCTCTGCTGAGAAATGCTGACCTGGGGCAGCTGCTGAAGGTATCCGGAAGGCGTTCTAAACACCGGACCGTGCTGGGAGATGACGTCCTCAGCCTCGCGCCAGCGGGCATACGCCTGACAGTAACTGGCAAAGGCCGCCGTGTCGGCCATTGTCAGTACGCCCATGGCTTCCAGCGCGGGCGCCAGCCGCTTCCATTCCTTTTTCGCTTCGGGCAGCAGCCAGGCCGGACATTTCACGCCGCCTTTGGGCGGAATTGGCTCACGCTCGTTGAGCGGCCGCCGTCCCTTGCCACGGTCGCCTTCCAGCTTCTTCAGCGCCGTTGGCTTGGGCTTTCTTCCTGCCATCGCCATGTAAACTCCCTCCTTTCTGCGATTTGCCGCATAAGCGAAACGCCTTGCAAAGCGCTAGTTCTGCAAGGCGTCTGCGCTTTTCTGTCGTCTTTGTTACTCGCCATTCGCCGATTCCTGCATTTCAGCCATCGCTTCTTCAAACGACATCCGCTGACCATCGCGCATCAGATAAACATCTTCCGTCTGACCGTCGTGATAATGAACATACCGTTTCACCGCTACGTCTACGAATTTGGGCTCGATTTCCACACCAAAACAGGAGCGGCTGATCTCCTCGCAGGCAATGAGCGTAGAAGCGGAGCCGAGAAAGCCGTCCAGCACCAGCCCGTTGGTCTGCGTGCATTGTTTGATCAGATAGGCGATCAGCGGCACGGGCTTTGAGGAGGGGTGGCCGAAGCCTTCTTTTTCAGAGTCTTTGATCCCGTCAAACTCGAACACGCTGGTCTGTTTCTGATCGCCGTACCAGATATGCTTGCCGTCCTTCCGCCAGCCCCAGATGATTGGCTCCATATTGAATTTCCAGTCGGTGCGCATCAGCGGCGCTCTCGGCTTTTTCCAGACCAGCCCCGCGCCCACCTTGAAGCCCGCGTCCTCAAAGGCGTCGTAGAAAACGCGCGTCTTCATCGTGGCATAAAACTCATAGATGGATGCGTCCTTCGCCATGGCGTTCTTGAAATTCGTGAAGCATTTCATGAGAAATTCATAGGCCTGTTTGTCGTTCAGGTCATCGTTGGCAATGGTGCCGGACTTGTTTTTCAGCTCCACAAAATAGGGCGCGTCCGTACAGACCAGATTGACCTTCGTATCGCCGAGCAGTCGCTCGAAGGTTTCCGGCAGGGTCGTATCGCCGCAGATGACGGTATGCCTGCCCAAATGCCACACGTCGCCCATTCTGCTGAAACAGGGCTGTTTTAATTCTGCCCCAACGTCAAAATTATCTTCTTTAACGTCCTTATCGTGCACCTGGGAAAACAGATCGTCTACCTCCGCCGCATCGAAGCCGGTGACGTCCACGTCATAGCCGCTGATCTTCAGGTCGCTGAGCAGATCCGCCAGTGCGACGGGCTCCCATTCGCCGACAGCCTTGTTGAGAGCAATATTCAGCGCCTTTTCTTCCTGCTTGTTCTCGATGTGAACGACCACGCAGTCGATCTCTGTCGCGCCTTCCGCAACGAGTACCTTATAGCGCTGGTGCCCGCCTACGATATTCCCCGTGACCTCGTTCCAGATGACAGGATCCACATAGCCGAACTCACGCAGGCTGCGCCTGATCTTTTCATACGCCGGATCGCCGGGCTTCAGGTCTTTGCGGGGATTGTATTTTGCGGGCTTCAGCTGATCCACGCTGATTTTCTGGATGTTCATACTGGTATTCATGGAAAACCTCCTGCTTCTGAGCATAACTTTTCACAGCAAAACAGCCGCCCCATCGGACGGCTGAACGCGATTTTGGGTGTGGGGCCCCCGGGCCCCCTATTTGTCGGAAATTCACGCGAGAGGGCGCCCCGGTCCGGAAGAAAACGCTCCCGGAGATTCGATCCCCCCTGGGGGGCGCAAAGCCGACCCGTCCGCTGGACTTCTTCACGGCGAAGCGCGAAAGCCGACTGCGCCGCAGGACTTTTCCCCGGCGAAGCGCGAAAGCCGACCCGTCCGCTGGACTTCTTCACGGCGAAGCGCGAAAGCCGACTGCGCCGCCCGGAGTTCGCCGCGGCGAAGCGCGAAAGCCGACCGCGCCGCCCGGACTTCTTCACGGCGAAGCGCGAAAGCCGACCGCGCCGCCCGGAGTTCGCCGCGGCGAAGCGCGAAAGCCGACCACGCCGCCCGGACTTCTTCACGGCGAAGCGCGAAAGCCGACCGCGCCGCCCGGACTTCTTCACGGCGAAGTGCGAAAGCCGACAACGGCGGTCGCCTTTGCCCGGGCGGGGGCTTTTCCGGCCGCGCGGCCGGCCGGAACGGTGCGCTTCCTTATAACGCGCGGAAAAGCCAGTTTTTACGAAACGGCGACGTTCCGGAGACGGAAAGTCTTTTTTTGTTCGCCGTTTTGTGGCTTGCTTTTTTGCCCGGCCAGAGCGAAACTGGCGTTGCCGGCGGGGGAAAAGCCCGCCGCCCCAAACCCCGGCCGCCCCCGCGGCGGCCCGCCCCAACGACCGCGACCGGCTCCCGGTTTTCGCGCCGCCAGCGCGAACGCCCGCCCCGGCGACCCTGCCCCAGTCCGCCTGCTCGAGAAGGCTCTCTGGGTGCCCCCAACGACCGAACCTTTCCGCCCGGCGCCGAGCGGAAAGCCCGAAAGGAAAAAGGAAAGGAGGAACCCCGGATGGAACGCGCACCGCCGCTTTGACCACAGCTCCGCCTGATGAGGGCTGGGAGGCTCCCAGCCGAAACGCGCCGGCAGTGCCGGTCCCACAAAGCGTCGCGGAAAGCCCGCAAAATCAACACAGGAGGTCTGCCCCATGAAGCTCGAAGTCCGAAAAGCCCGCGCGGCCGCCGTCGCCGCGAATCTCGCCGCCCAGGCTGCCGTCGCGGCAAGGGAACTGCTCGAAGAGGCCCCGTCCGCCTGGGAGGTGGGCGACGCCGCCTACTGGCTCTGCCGGGCCGCCCAGAAGGCCGCCGAGAATGCCGCCGACGCCCTCGACCCCGAGGAAGCCGAAACGAACGCCGCCGTCTTCGCCGCGCACCTTGCGGCCAGCCAGGCTGCCCAGGAAGCCTGCGACCAGGCGGACGAACTGGTCTCCCTGGCTGAGGAAGCGAATCACGAAATCCGCCGCTGAAACACGCGGCGGACAGTTTTAAGAGGAGGAATCTCGCCATGAAGGAAAAATCCAGCGCCACACTCCGCCGCGCAGCCTCTCTGCGCTGCCGCACCGACGCCGCCATCGCCCGGCTGGGCAGGGCCGTCGCCTGCTACCAGAGGGGAACCATCACCGCCGCCGAACTCCTGCGGGAAGCATCCGCTGCCGCGGACCGGGCGGGGAATCTGGAACTCAGCGAGACTGAACTCGCCGCTACCGGCAGCTTCGGCCAGTCGGCGAATCGCAAGGTGAAGGCGTACCGCGGCTACGTCCGCACCGCCGCCCGCATCGCCATGGGTTTCAAATCAGACGTAGTCTGCCGCCGCAAGGCGCTGGAGCTTGCCCACATGGCGGTGAGGCTTGGGAATCGGCAGATGGCCCGCACTGCCCACGACCTTATCTGGGCCGCTGCCGGTGGTCTGCCCAGCGAGGAAGAGTTCGCCGCCTTTGAGGCCTGCGAGATGCTTTGAAATATCCCCGCCTGACGATGGCCCGGTGGCTCCGGGCCGAAACGCCCCGAGCGTCGCGGGAAGCCCGCAATATCTTTGAAATCAGGGAGGCGTCACCATGAATTTCTTCGAACAGGAACTCCGCCGTTTCACCGGCAGGACCACCGCTTTCAAATCCTGCAAGGCCCTCTGCGCAGGCCGCGCCTGCTTCATTCCCCTCAGTGGCAGCCGCCGCGCCCGGCTGGAATTCGTCACCAGCGGCGTGGCCGACCAGTACGACGCGCTGCAGGTCGCCATTCTCAGCACGACCGATGGGAAAATCGACTGCCTGCGGTTCCGCTTCAGCGATTTCTTCGCGCCCCGGAAGGCCGGATGCTCCGGAATCTGCTGCCCGCACATCTGGGTCGACTGCGGCAGGGCCGAGTGGTACGTCGCGCCCACCGCCGCCGAAGTCGCCGCCATCGCCCAGGCCGCCCACGACTACGTCATGCTCTTCGCCTGAGCTTCTGAATCGAGAGGAGGATGTTTATGACCCGTGCGTACAAAATCACCCGTCTGCCCGATGGCTACTGCAAGGTGGCCGCCGCCGCCTGGAAGGCGCTCAGCGACCGCGAGCTCTTTGAAATTGAGGGCAAGCTGGTGTTCACCGACGACCTGGAATCTTACATGGAAGGCGGCGACCGCACCGCCTTCTGCGCCGACGAGTTCGACTCCCACGCCGCCTTCGAGAAGTGGCTGCTGAACGCGGTGGCCGAGTGGTGCCGGAACGACCCCCTGATGGTCGACAGCCTCGACCAGTACCTCTGACCCGCCTGACGATGGCTCTCTGGCAGGAGCCGAAACCCCCGCAAGGGGTCGCGGGAGCCACAGCTTCCAAATGAGAAGGAGGTACTATCATGAACCAGAACGATATCAACCGCGCATTCACTGAGAAAGTCACCGAACTGCTGGGCCGGGGCTATCAAATCCACCCTGGCACCATGGGCGGCTCGCAGGGCGAAATCGCCCATGTCGACCTGTACAAAGACGACGAAATCATCCGCGTGCTGCTCGACCGCACCATTGGGCGCGGCGAAAAGCCCGACGGCGTTCGCCTCATCGTCGGCCGCAATACCGACCGCATCCGCATGAACTGCTTCGACACGCTGGGCAACACCATCTGGAACAATCGCCTGGCGATTCTCTCCGAAATCGAGTTCTGCCAGATTGGCGAAAACTACTACACCGACGCGGAGACCGGTAAGTCTATTCAGGAAAAGCGCCGCGCGCGCCGGGAAGCGCGTCACGAGAGCGTTCGCCGAAACCTGCCCGATGCTTTCAAATGCGCGGCGCTGAAGTACGTCCAGCGCCAGCCGCGGATGAAGAGCTGCAAGCTCTCGGATGTCACCCGCGTGACCCGTATCAACCGCAGCAGCTGGGGCGAGGTCACGCCCGCGCTCTACTGCTATGAAATTGAGGCGCGAGGCAAAACCTTCCGCCTGCTGGCGCCCCGCAACGACTGACGCTTTGAAATGGAGGAGGACGTGTCATGATGAATTCAGATTTTGACCTTCCGGCTTTTCTGCTGGGCAAGCTCTACGACAACATGGACTGGGACAATGGCTGGACGCTTTCGGATGCCATCGCTCTGTCCGAGGACATTCGCAGGTACGATGGTATCGACTGCGACCCGCAGGAAATCTATGAAATCATGCAGGAATTCCACGAGCAGGACGCGGAGGACGAAGACTGACCCGCCTGACGATGGCTGGGAGGGGCCCAGCCGAAACGCACTCCGACAACTCGCCGGGGCGCGTCGCGGGAAACCCGCGGGAGCCATGCTCCTGAATGCGATGGGGGGTATCACCATGAAGTATATTCTGACCTGCAGCGATTCCATACAGGCTATGGCCCGTGAGAAAATGACTGTTACCGCCAACACGCTCGACGAAGCATGGGAAAAGGCCAGGCGGCGCTTCGTCAGAAAGTTTCACACCCGGAAGATGTACGTCGCCATCACCGGAGTGGAACGTATCAGTGACTGACCCGCCTGACGATGGCTCTTTGGCAGGAGCCGAAACCCTGCCGCGCAAGCGGCACGGGTCGCGGGAGCCATGCTCTCAAATACACATTCGGAGCGAGTATGACATTCTTGCTACAGCCACAGCTCTGATCGCTTTGAAATGGAGGTGCTCATTATGCGCAGAACCATCCGAAAGACCTTCCTGCTGGAAGGCGAAACCGTGACCATGAAGTATGTCAAACAGCTCTGCGGAGAGGAACGCTATGGTCGCATGATCGAGGACGCGAAGAAGAAATTCTTCGCCGACCCCACGGTCGACCTGTGCTATCCCACGCCCGCGGGCTATCTGACCATCTGGTTCCAGCTGGCCTGATGCTTTGGAATCGCCGCCGCATGGTGGCTTTTCTCTTACGATTACGCCGCGACGTTTGCCCTGTGTCGGGCAATGTGTTTACGCGCAGCTCCATGCTGCTTCCAAATCCAGCCGCGCCGCACCGCCCTCCGTGGGGCAGGCAAGCCGCAGGGCGTAATCGGTCTGGAAGCGCTCCATGGCGCACCGGGCCGCGACGAACTGCCTCCGCGCTTCTGAATCCAGAAGCGGAACACCATACAGTCTTTTCATCCGCTGATCCGCCAGCGTCTCGCTGCGGATATGAATCCGGGTCAGGTAAACGTACCGGATGCTCTCATCCGCAAGGCGCTGGACTGCGATGTAGTACCGGTCCACCCACAGCCGGTAATCCGCGCCCTGATAGATCTGCGGGATTGGAATTCTCCGTTTCAGCATCCGATACAGCCGTTTGCGCTTTGGAATCGAGACGCCCAGATCTTTTGCCAGTGCAATCGCATAAGCAATAACCTCGTCCGCGTCCAGCGGTTCCCGGTTGGGCCGCCCTGTGCGCGGGACGGTAGGCGCTCTGGCCTGATGCGTTTCGTTCATATTCGTTCCCCCAACGAAAAGGAGCAGCCGGACATCTGCCCGCTGCTCCTGAATTGAGCGGCACTTGGTCGCTCTTCTGATTTTGACAGCATACATCATAGCACAGGTGGATACTGACAAACAATGACATTTTGCGCTTTTGGAGAAAAAATCTCAGGAATTTTTCTCGGCGCGCATGAGTCGCTCAACAACCCGCAGGGCATTGCTATGAAAGCGGTAAATGGTTCTCGGCTCGAAACCCATCTCTTCGGCAATAACATCCCAGGTTCTGAATCCAAGGTACCGCAGTTCCAGAAGCGTCCGGTACTCCGGTTTTCGAATCTGCGCGATCAGCTCCCGAATGTCCCTTTTCAGATCGACCAGCTCGTCAATCTCCGCATTGATCTCCCGTTCCAAATCTACGATTTTCACAACGCGGCTTTCCATCTGCTGCAAATCGGGAGAAGGATTCCGCGGCATATCCGATACCAGCACGGTGGCCTTGGTCGCCAGTTCCCGTGCCCGCTGCAGTTCCATGAGCTTGCTGTTGATACGCGAGTCGATCATTCGCGCCTGGGTGAGATATTCTCTGGCGGTCATTCATTTTCTCCCTTCCACGGCATCTCACCGTTATGGTACTTTTCTGCAATGTCCCGCTGCTCCTGAATCGGCAGCCGGTTCAAGCGCTGATTGATTTTGGCCACATCCTGCGCGTGCTTCCAAATCGGCTTGTAGAAGGAGCAGACCGCATAACCCGCGCACTGCTCTCCCGTCAGAGCAACGCATTTTCCGTTGCGCCTATGGGCAAAACATCTCTCGTTCATAATCGCGCTCCTCAATCCAGCACCGTCAGCCTGCGGGGATCCACCGTGCCGCGGCCGCCCGTCAGGTTGTATAGCTTCGTAATCGCCAGGGCGTGCGCCACATCCGAGGAACCGCGCTGCTGCCGGCGCGCCTCGTCCCGAAGGGTTTCATAGGTCGCGCTGCGCAGACGTTTAATAAAACGGCTGCGGCTGTACTCTTCGCCGTACTCCCGCAGAAAGACGGCCACGCCGCCCAGCAGATAGCCCGTCACGCTCCATGCCGCGCCGTTCCAGGTATCGACGATCAGCTGCAAAATCTGGACGTACTGCTCCGGGCCGTACTCTTTGTACAGGCGATACGCCTTGGCGATGGCGGCGATGGTGTTCTTCGTCGCGCTGCCCGCGCCGTCCGCCAGCTGAAAACCGGCCTGCGCCGTATGCGCTCTGAAATCCGTCGCCTCCTGACTGCCGGAAATTATCAGCGCCCGGAGGCGGGTGTTAAAGGCCACATCCTTCGATTCGCCGCTCTGCAGCGCAAACAGATAGGCTTCGTCCTCATAGGACAGGCCGTAATACACCTTGCAGTCCACCATGAAGGCTTCCTCTCCGTGAATCCGCTTGAGCGCGCTGAGCGTATGCGCACCGTCGAACACATAGAATTTTCCATCGCGGAAGCTGACCTTCACCTCGTTGGCCAGACGCGGATCGAAACTGTTCACGATGCGCTCCACCCGGGCGGCGTCGATCTTGCGCTGATAGCTGAAATCCGTTTCCAGCCATGCGGCGGGCATCCGCTTGTACTCATAGCTGCACTTATCGTCGCAGGCAATGCGGTCGCTGACGGCCACAGCCTTGGGGGAGGCAGCGCTGCTTACTTCCTGAATCGCCCGTTCAATGGGCGTGGGCTTGAGAAAGTCCCGGCTGTAGGTTCTGGGAGAATAGTTTCTGCGGCCGCCGTTTTTATTCTTTCTGCTCATGATCATTGCTCCTTCATTCGCTTGTTCAGAATGGTCAGTACCTGCGCGTTGGTCTGGCGCACCAGCTCCAGAATCTGCGCGTCATGTTCCTCGCTGCCCATGCCGCTGGAATAGCGGCGCATGGCCGAGGTCAGACCGATCACATAGGAATCGCAGCAGCTTTTCACCAGATCGGCCACATAGCAGAACATCTCCGGGGTATCGGGCAGCGCCGTTTCCACATGAATCGGCGCGCCGTTGTGCATCACCATGCCGGGGATCGGACAGGGCTCTGCGGGATTCAGGGCCGTTATTTCGGTCGCGGTGCCGAGTTTCTTTTCATCGCGGTCACAGATTTTGGGTTCATCGGCGCGCGCCTTTTCCACCAAATCCGTGTAGGCTTTGTTGACGGTCAGCTTTCCCTGACGCAATTCCCGCTTCACTGCATCGTCAGCGTCCCGGACAATCCTTCGCGCTTTGCGAATGGTGTTATCCGAAACACCCGCAAGGCTTGCAAGTTCTTTGTCAGTATGAATCCGCTTTTCAGCTTTTCGAAATGTCTCTAAAAGCCGGGGTTCCTGCCCGCCTGTCGAAGTCGCCTGATTCTTTTTTGCGGCTTCCCGCAGCAGAGGCTCCGTCCGAAGCGCCAGTTCACTGCGCTGATAACTGTTCAAATTCCGCCGTCCCAGCTGGTTGCGCAGCATCCAGAGCATGACCTCTTCCCGGCTATCGAAATGCTTCTCCTGAATGGAAAAGGGAATACCATGCTTTCGACAAATCGCATAGCGGTTATGGCCGTCGATAATGACGCCGTTCCATACGATGAGCGGGGATTCGCAGCCATCTGCCACAAGACTCTCCTCCAGCAGCTTCAGTTCTTCCTCGTTCAGCGGCGGAATCAGATCCCGGAATTCAGGATCAACCGTCAGGTCATACAGTTTATTTTCAGGCATTCGTATCGCTCCTCTCCAAATCCACGCGCTCGATCACGCGCTTCACGTCCTCCTCGCTCTCTACCCGGCAGGCAATGCCGCCCGCGCGATTGATCTTTTCAATGGCGCGCTTCTGAAGTTCCGTCAGTCTGCCGCCGGGCAGCTTGCATTCCAGACCGATGAACCGGCCTTTATAGCAGCAGATGATGTCGGGAATTCCTGCGCAGCCGTAAGGCCCGCCGTGTTCCTTCCAAAAGAAAACGGCATCTCCCAAAGTAAGGAGATACCGTTTGATCGCAGTCACAATATCTCTTTCCAGCAAATCACTTCACCTCCTGAATGCGCGCTTTCACCGCCGCCAGCAGTGCGTTCTGATCTGCCGCTTTTTCATGCAGCGCCCGCATGACCTGTTCGTCCATGGTGCCCTTCACCACCAGATGATGGATAACCACCGTTTCCTTCTGTCCCTGCCGCCACAGGCGGGCGTTGGCCTGCTCATACAGCTCCAATGACCAGTTCAGACCGAACCACACGATGGTGCTGCCGCCGTGCTGCAGGTTCAGACCGTGGCCGGTGGAAGCGGGCTGGGTGACGGCGACGGGGATTCTCCCTGCGTTCCAGTCCTCCAGATCAGCGGAGCTTTTCAGTTCCCGCACGCCAGTTGGATTCTCCGGACCGTATTTTCCGAAGCGCTGCTGAATGCGCGTGAGATCGTGCTGATAGGTGTACATCACCAGCACAGGCTTTCCGTTCGCCGCCTCGATGAGATCCTCCAGCGCATCCAGCTTTTTATCGTGAATCACGCGGATGTTGTGGAATTCATCGTATACCGCGCCGTTGGAAAGCTGCAGCAGCTTGCCCGCCAGCGTCGCCGCGTTCAGCGCCAGCACGTCGCCGTCCGCGTAGGGAAGCAGCATATCCCGTTCCATCTGCCGGTACTGCTTTTCTTCCCGCGGTGAGAGCGTCAGCTCCACCACATTGTCGATGCGCTCCGGCATCTGCAGGTGATCTGCCGCCCGCATGGACACGCAGATGTCGCCCAGCTTTTTATAAATCTGTTCTTCCGCACCGGGCTTCAGCTCGTGCTTGTAGGGCAGCCAGCTGTTGGGCGTGGTGAAATACAGATCGAGGTAGCTGCGCATCGTCCTGCCCAGTCGCTGACCGCGATCCAGCAGAAACACCTGCGGCCACAGATCTTCCAGACCATTGGGCGCAGGCGTGCCGGTCAGCCCCACCACGCGGGAGAACTGTCCCAGCACCTTCTTCAGCGCCAGAAAGCGCTTCGCCCGGCTGTTCTTGAAGGACGAAAGCTCGTCGATCACCAGCATATCGAAGGGCAACCTGCGCCCGGCGTAGTGTTTGACCAGCCATTCCACATTCTCCCGGTTGATCACGTACAGTTCCGCCTTTCGTGACAGCGCGGCGACGCGTTCCTTGGGCGTTCCGAGAATGCGTTCCATCCGCAGCCCTTTCAGGTGCTCCCACTTGGACAGCTCGCCAATCCAGGTATCCCGCGCCACTCTAAGCGGGGCGATAATTAAAACACGGCTCACCTCGTAGCTGTCATACAGCAGATGCGAGATGGCCGTGAGTGTAATAATGGTTTTCCCGAGGCCACAATCCAGAAATAAAGCGCACTGCGGCTTTTCCTCCAGAAAGTCCACGCAGAACTTCTGGTACGGGTGCAGATCCTTTTCACCCGGCAAAATGAGCCCCCTTCCTGCGCCGGACAATACGCCGGCGACTGATAACGTATAGAATTACTGAGCAGATACCTTATGCGGCAGCAAACGTTGGCGTTAGCATTCCACACTTTGCAGGCTCATGAGAAATCAGGGGGAGAGAAGGGCAAAAGAAAGACTGACAGTAAAAGGGGCAACGGCAAAAATGCCGCTACCCTAAAACTGCCAGCCTTACAGCGTCAGATCCTGAAACGTTGCGTTGAATTCTCCCACGCGCGCGTACAGGCATTCGGGCATATACGCACCCATTTTCTCTTTTATCCCTTTTTTTCAAATACTCATATAGAAATCAGATTACACGTTACAGCAATGAATCCTTTCCTATTATATAAGCCCGTAAACAGACTGAAACGAACAGCGTAACCATGTTTTTCCGTTACGCCCACAAGCGTAATTATCAGACTTCGTTACATTTCGTTACGCTTCGTCGTACACGGAACAGTGAGTGGATTGCTTCCCAATCTATAGACAGATAAATCCTTTGTATCAAGCTGTTCAAATCATTTTCGCACATAGCACCTCTGCGGCCCGTAAGGCGACCGGCGCAGCAATCCGTTTTTGTTCCCGGTGTACTTCTCCCAGCCGCCGATCTTCATCAGCATTCCGAAGATGTCGTAGGTGTCCGAGCGCTTAATCGTGGAAGGGTCTTTTCCGAAACACTCCGCCCAGATCTCTACGGCGCAGACGGTCGTGCGCTGAATAGTCCCTGTCCGGTTACCGCCTGTGAACGGATCTCCGCGCAGAAAGCCCCGGCGCTCCGCCAGATCCATCTTATCCCAGTCCTCCGGCAGCAGCGTGTTCAGGTATTCCGCGATCATGCCCTCGCGGACGTCACTCTCCAGCGCGGCCGTCTGTTCCATCTCCGCCTGTTTTTCTTCTTCGGGCGTCAGGAACAGCTTCTCGCCGTTCTTATATAGCCGATAAGCCTCTGCCCACAGTTGCGGAACGATGCTCTCCACTTCCCACGGACGATGCGGCGAATTGGCCGTGCAGGTCACCGGCCAGAAGCGGCGGTTACCGGTTACGTCTCGCAGAAAACCGTCGCCGTTGTTCGTGCTGCCCACAATGATGCATTGGCGAGGGTGATCCTCCACGCTGTAGCCGTAGGAATGCCGGAATTTATCGTCCTGTCGGGTGATGAACGCCTTGACGGTTTCCACATCCATCTTTTTCAGCCCCGCCAGCTCGCCCAATTCCAGAATCCAGTAGCCCTGCAGCTTTTCAGGCGCGGCCTTGTCCTTCATATCGCTGATGGTCAGGCTGTCGGAGAACCACTTGCCACCCAGCCTGGCGAAGAAAGAGCTTTTGCCCATACCCTGCGGCCCGTTCAGCACCACCACGCTGTCGAACTTGATCCCCGGCTCATAGATACGCGCCACAGCGGCGACCATCATCTTTCTGGCGATGGCGCGGATGTACGGCGTATCCGGGCTGCCCAGATAATCGATGAACAGCGTGTCCACTCGGGGCACGCCGTCCCAGGCGGGAAGGGATTCGATGTAATCCCGGACAGGGTGATAGCTGCGTTCCGCCGCAATGGCCAGCAGGATGCTCTTCAGCTTGCTGGGCGTGTACAGATTGTAGACCCGTTCCAGATAGATCTGGATTGCACCCAGGTCGGATTCATTCCAGCCGGGCTTCAGCTGCGTCCAGGGAAGCGTGGTCTTGCCGTCCGCATCCCTGCGGATGTCGATGCCGCTGCGATGAATGTTGTAGGCGATGTCCTTCAGCTTGGGATCATTGCGCAGGATGAGAGCAAGGTTGCCGAGGGTATCCTTCACGCGCCCCTGCTTGTCGATTTCCAGCGCATCCTGCCAGTTTTCATCTGACGCATTGCCTGTTGAAGCAGAAGCATTATTCTCGGCGTCCAGATCGCCGAATTCCTCCATGGCCTGCGCGCTGCGCTCCTCGGCCAGCTGACGTTTGGTCGCTTCATCCTGCGCGGCATACTCCTGCATCCGCTTGATGGAATTCTTCTCATCGCCTACCGGAGAGCCGTCCGGCGCAATACCGCCCGGCGTGAACAGATGCCAGCGCACCAGATCGAAGGCGTTGCACAGCTTACCGCCTGCGGGATCGGTGGCGTGATGAGAAAAGGCGTACTTATCGTCGTAAACCACCAGACCACCCGTGGTGCTGCCGCCGATGAACGTATATCGCTCGTCCTGTTCGGTAGGCGTATATCGGTCGGAGAGAATATGCGTCAGCACATCGGTGATGGTATGCGACCGGCAGAACGCGCCAATGATTCCGCGCTTTTCAGTAGGATCTTCCTGCTTGCCGGCAGTGTGCCAGATGCGCTCTTCTGCCGGCTGCGTCGTGGGCCAGAGCGAGGCGTCCCGCCAGTCGGCATAGGTTTTCAGCACTTCGTCCGGATCAAGAAAAGGCGCGTCCTCGCAATGAAAGAAGAACTCGCCATCCTCGGGCGTGCTGGGCCAGTACATGAGCCGCGCCGGTTCGAAGGTGGTGGGATCGAAGCGATCAAGTCTCAGATCGTCTGCAACGCGCCTGGAAACAGCAGCGTATTCGTCCGGCGTGACCGTGCGCGTCAGTGGAATGATGAGCCGCAGGCGCATCTTTTCCGGGGTATGGCTGTGGGTGCTGTACAGCGCATAGGCGTTGATGAACATCATGTCCAGATCGTCCATGAGGCCGGGATCTGCGTTGTCCGCGTCCAGGCACAGCATACAGCGGTTGACCACGCTGGCGTTGTTGCGTTTCCCGTTTTTTAGATACCCGCCGACGAATCCGCCCACGTCTTTGATGGTATCGCGCTCGCCCTTGGGCAGCGCGGCATACTCGGCCACCGTTTCCCGAGTTCGGGTTGTGGTGGCGAGCTTGTCCAGAAACTCGCTCCAGAGCATTTCTTTGTTCTGCCATTGGGACGCTTTTCGGCTCCTGCCCATGGCAATCAGGAGCTTGCGGTCGTACTTTACCTGCATTCTGAATCCTCCTCAATCTTTTCGATAAACCGAATTTCATGATTTTTGATAGTAAGCGCATTCGTATCCATCCGCCCGCAGCGGCAGATTTTCCGCCCAGTCCGGCGCAATTGCCATAAGCCTGCAGGCTTCCTCCAGAGCTCCTTGGCCGATGGGCATTTCAATGACCATGGAGTAAGTTTGACCGTGTTGTCATGGACAGAAACGGTCTCCCTCCTCCCCGAACCGGACGGACATCTCTCGATGTATCCGGCTCTCCAGTTACCCATGCACCTTACGATTTATCGCAACTTTGGATACTTTCATGGCATTCATGACAAACGGCGAGCGTTTTACGACGCATATCGAGCATACGTCGCTCCCAGTCATTTTTGCCCCGCAGATCTTTCAGGCGTTTCACCTGATGAAATTCTAATTCACAGTCGGTCTTTCCGCACAGTTCGCAGGTTTTTGCCCGGATTCTGGCTTTCAGACTGTTTGCTCGATCATACTTTTTGTACGTTGGGAGCATATCCAACTGGCCCTTCAGGGGCATTTTGTCGCGCCTGAAGCCTTTTACGAAGCTTGCGGTTTTTATCCCGCCCTTCGTTGGATAGCTGACCGTGAATTCTCCGCCCCGCTCATATCGCTCTCTGATCTTCCTGACTTTGGTGCGATACTTGTTGGCGAACGTTCTGAGCATACTGTGCTTCATCAGCCCCGCGAAATGTCCAATAACGCAAGCGTTATCCGCAATCCGGTAGTAGTTGTACATTCCGCGAACCTCCGCGTTGTATTTGCTCAGTATCTCGATATCTGTGCGGTTGAAAATATCCCCTCTTCCTGCGGCGCGCCAGTGGTCTTTCCCCTTCTCATCCGTTTTCACACGTATGGCTTTTAACTCGAGTAGCTTGTTCGCCCATTTTTCCTTGGGAACGTACAGCATAACGTTTCCATAGAATGCTCTGCGCAGCTGACCTTTTGCGTTTTTCCGGAGCGCCTGGCTTCTCGTGATCGTTATATCAAACCCAAGAAAGCGCGCCTTTTGTGTAGTATGCGTTATCTTGGTCTTTGAGTCCGACAATGTAAGCCCGAGTTGCTCCTTCAAGAACACGGCAAGGTTTTGCTTCAGTTGTTCCGCATCCTGCTTACCACCGATGATTCCTACGAGGAAATCGTCAGCGTAGCGCACATATTGCAGACTCCTATACGTTTCATCGCGGAAGCATTGGCTTTGGGTCTTTGACAGCGCGACCCGCTTCTGCTTTAATTCCTTCGCTAACCGTTTTCGTTCGCTGATTGAAAGACTGCTCCAGATCTGCGCATTACGCGCTTTGAACCTTTGCGTTTGTGCATTCAACCTGCTATATTCGCGATTAACTTTACGATGACTCCCTTCGAGTTTGGCGAATTTCGCTTGATACTCTGCCATGTACTGATCCAGTTCATGCAGGTAGACGTTGCAGAGAATCGGGCTCATGCCTGAACCCTGTGGCGTACCGGAATATGTTATATGGTATTCCCATTGATCCATGTATCCGGCCTTAAGAAATTTCCACATCAGCCCGATGAACTTTTCGTCGTCGATCCGCTTTTTCAGCAAATCGATCAATACATGATGGTCGAACGAGTCGAAGCACGCCGTGATGTCGCCTTCCAGAAACCAGTTCGCACCCGTAAAAGTGTGCTGAAGTTGGATAAGCGCCGTGTGGCAGCTTCGCCGTGGTCTGAACCCGTGTGATCTGTCTGAGAAGTTCGGTTCGTATATGCTTTCCAACAGCATACGAACGACTTCCTGCACGAGCTTGTCATCCCCGGATGGGATGCCAAGCGGGCGCTTTTTCGCCGGATTGCTTTTCTTGGCGATATACGTCCTGCGCGCAGGGGACGGATGATAGCTTCCGTCTTGCAACGACGCGATGATTCGCGCAATCCTTCGGTCGCTGATTCCGTCCATGGTCGTGCCGTCCGCGCCCGGAGTCATACTGCCCTTATTGGCGTATATGTTTCTATAGGCCAGCCAGTAAAATTCCGGGTTGTACAAGTTTCGGTACAGCCGTTGAAACTTGTACATGGGTTCATGCGATTTCTCGCTTAGGTGTTTTAATACTTCGATTGGATTTCGCATGGCGCCTCCGCACCATCCTTTCCTCCGTATTAAAGAGTAACCTGCTTCCCTTCGCCATGTGAGCGGCTTTCCCGCATCCGATTTACGGCTTTCCCTGTCGTTTCAGGGTTCTCAGACTACTATGGAAGCTGTGTAACCATGCCTGACGTCGTTGACCCGTCAGGTTTAGGTCATCCCCGTTTAGACAAACCGAAACATCAGCGTTCTATGTTGTCGGATGCGACTTTCGCCATTTCCTTTGACCCCAAAGGTGCTCATCATCGAGTATCGCGTAGCTGCTCTGAAACAAGGGGCAGTCACCGATGATCTGTGCGTTTCAGTCCATTTCGCACAGCGGCGCACGTTTGCCGTAGCTCTGGCTATCGTTCAAGCAGTTTAGCTTCCATCCTCATACACAGATTTTCATTCCCGCCCAGCGTGGCTTTCATGTACTTATTTCCACGTCGGGGCTTGTCTTTCAACAACGGCATGCTACACTCCCTGTCCGGTTTCCCTTTCAGATAAGCCGTGGAATGACAGATTGGATTTCCTCCTTGATACTTTCTCTGCCGCTTGCTGAAGGCGGTATTTCGGTCTGCCCGCGAGACTGCTTAATACAGCCTCTTACGGGCGCACGCCTCATCGTGGACGTGGAAAACCACGGGATAGCCGTTCTTCTCCAGCGTCAGCAGCGCGTGAGCCAGAATATCCCTTGCAATGGCCTGCGTCGCGTTTTCCGCCAGCTTCCCGCCGAAGGTCTCCTGCTCGACCATCTGCCCGGCTGCGTTGGGCGCATAGTAACCGATGGCGTCGCTGCCGAAGCGGTTCTCCGTGAAATGCGGAGACTGATAGCAGAGATTTCGCCCGGAGGGCAGGCGCATGAACATCTTATCGTCCTGCCAGTAGAGGATCACTTTACCGACGCGGGCAGATGTTTTCCTGCGAATGACCGTCCTCGCCGCGCGATCCAGTGCGCCCCAGAACGCCACAATATTGGGATTGGCGGCGCGCCATGCGTCTACCAGCGGCTGCATTTCTTCCTCGGGCATCTTCGCGCCCATGGCCTTCAGCGCGCCGACTCCGCCGCCATAGCCACAACTGAGGGTAGCCTGTTTACCTTTCTGCCGATACTCATAGTTCGGATTGCCCTTGACGATGCTTTCCTGTGGAATATGGAACATGCGGCTGGCGGTCGCTTCGTAGATTTTACCCTTGCCGCGAAACTCTTCCAATACCCATTCCTCGTTCGCCAGCCACGCCAGCACGCGCGCCTCGATGGCGGAAAAGTCCGCTACGAGAAAACGGCATCCATCCTTCGGGATGAACGCCGTGCGGATCAGTTCTGAGAGCGTACCAGGAACGGAGGTAAAGAGCGCATCGAGCAGTTCCTCATCGCCGGTTTTCACGATCTCCCGCGCCAGATCCAGATCGGGCAGATGATTCTGAGGAAGATTTTGTGCCTGCACGAGGCGGCCTGCCCATCTGCCGGTGCGGTTGGCCCCGTAGAATTGCAAAAGCCCATGTACGCGCCCGTCTCTGCACACGCAGCGGGCCATGGCTTCGTATTTTTTGACGCTGGTTTTGCTTAGTTCCAGTCGCAGGTTCAGCAGTTCCGCCACAATGCCGTCCGTCTGCGCCGCCTTTTCCTGCACGATCTTCCTGGCGAGACTCTCCATGGGCATGTCCTGATCCGCCAGCCATGCTTTCAATTGGTTCACGCTGCCGGGATTTTCCAGCCCCGTCAGTTCCTTTGCCCGCTGATAGGCTGCTTGCGCAAATACCGCATCCACCGCGATGGCGTTTTTGACGAGCTTCTTATCCACGCGCACGCCCCGGTCGTTGATCTGCTGATCCAGTGCGTACAGTTCCCATTCCTGTTCTGGCAGGGGATACTTTTCCAGCGCCTTTCGGATGGCACGCTCAGTTTCCACGTCCTGAGCATTATACTGCCTGTACACCGCCCATTTTTCAGGCGCGTCGGCAGGCAGGTTTCGCGTCCTGCCGCCGTTAGTCTTGGTGGGCTTGCAGGGGACGGAGAAGTAGCGGATGAGATCTTTGCCTTCTTCCATTTTCTTTTCCGCCGTGCCCAGGGCGACGGCTGCGTCCGCCAAGCGCCCCGGCAGCGTCAGATACGCCGCCATGACCATGGTGCAGCGCCACTGATGCGGATCCAGCCAGTGCCCCAGATAGCGCGACAAGCACACGCGCTCGAACTGCGCGTTGTAGGCGACCTTGATGATACCGGGATCTTCCAGTGCGGAAATTACTTCTTTTGGAAGCGTTTCACCGCTGGCGAGGTCAATGGTCTGTACAGGCTCATCGTCGAAGGCATAGGAGAACAGAAGAATCTCGAAATCTGGCGCGTCACAGTAGCGGTACACGCCGCACTTGGGCAATGGCGCCGAGCTGTATGTCTCCAAGTCCAATCCCATGAGGGCGGGCATATGAATCACTCCCATCAAAAAGGCGCACCCTTTCGGATGCGCCGAGTCTGTTTCTTTGCTTATTCACATCGGAGCCGGGGCGGGATCACCTTTCGCTCCATGGTTGTTGGGTCAATGACGATGATTTCCTTATTTCGCTGATAGGCGTATTTCACGGTGTAAGCCGTGCCGCCGGTCGGCGAACCGTTATAAAGCGCCAGCACGCTGTCCGCATGGTCGACCAGATACCGATTCCGGGCGTGATAGCACCCGCTGCTGTAACGCGATTCCAGTGTAATAACGTCAGAAGAATACTCCAGTACGCGGAAGTACCGCTCTCGCCATGCTTCCGTCCAGTGATTCGCCTGCCCTTCATGGGGAACGACGGTGATCAGCCGGATGTCGGGATACTCCAGTCCCTTGACGAAAAGCACCTGCTCCGCAAAGAGAATGTCCCCGCCGCGGGCTCCGCCTGCCAGAAAAGTATCGTATCCCTGTGCCGCACACCGCATGATCTCATCCGCCAGCAGTGTCTTTATGCGGATCGCCGAAGCCGACAATTCGTTTTCACCAAAGGGCAGTGATTCGGGCCGATGCCCAGTAAACGCCAGTGTCTTATGCTTTTGCATCTTCATTCCTCCTTAATTATCGGAATACCGTTAATTTCTTCTAATGTACCGCTGCCGGAATTCAAAGTCAACGGTGAACCGTTAACGTTTTTCCGGCAACTTTGATACGCTTTTATTAACGGCATTCCGATAGGAGGATGATTCTATGACAATCGCAGAAGCAACTGTGAAACGGCTGCTTGAGCTGTGCAGCGAACGGAACATAACGATCAACAAGATCAGCAACATCTCCGGGATTACGCAATCCACGGTGAGCGATATCGTGAACGGAACTACGACGAACACCGGCATCGCAACGATCAAAAAGCTGTGCGACGGTTTCGATATCAGCGTGCGCGCATTTTTCGACAGCCCGCTGTTTGACGATCTGGAACAGGAAGTCCGATGATTTCATGCCGCGCACCATCGCTGATGCGCGGCATTCTTATAGCGTCAATCGAGGAAATCATCCGCGTCGTCATCGTCCAGCGCATCGAATTCATCCTCGGCGCGAACGCGACCGTTCAGCGGCTCGCCGTCCTCCCAGAACTGGATGTTGGACAACCCCGCTGCAATGCCGCGGTTGCCATTGGCATTGAAGGGATAAATGTTGATGGAGGCGCGGATGTAGCAGCCGGAGTAGATCGCCAGCGGATCGGTGATCTTCACGCGCTTGCGGTCGACCACGCCGGGCTGTTCCTGACTGGTGGCGTTGATGAAATAGCTGTCCGCATAGGCGGGATCCTCCGGACGATCCACATCGCCGTCGCGCAGGAGCAGCTTCAGATTGGGAGGAATCTTTCCGCCCCACTTGGGCACGCCCTCCTGTTTGGCCTGCTCGATGGCTTCCCTGATCTTTCCGACCGTAACGGTATCACTCTTGGGGATGATGAGGGAGCAGCTGTACTTGGGTTCGCTGCCGTTGATGCTCTGGGGCTCGAAAACGTGAACGAAGGACGCGCGAACCTTGCCGGTGATGACTTTGATGGACATAGTGCAGTTCCTTTCCGCCCGCATGGGGCATTCAATTAAAAGTACTAATGGAACAGAAATGCTTCTTATAGTTGTTGCTGAGGTTATTCCTTGAAATCACCTGCCGCGTCAAAATACGGCTTGCGGGGATCGGTTTCGGGAACAAGCGTCGGCGTGCCCTGGGGCTTGACGACGTACTTACCCAACACTTCGCTGAACTTCTTTCTGCCCAGGCGCTTCTCCAGATCGCCAACGCCCAGCAGCGTGGTTTTGTAGATGTCACTGTAACCCGCATCGGTCGCCGCCTTGATGGCCTCCGCTTCGCTGGTGTACTTGCGCACTGTACGCCCAGCCACCAGCTTATAGCCCGGCCAGTGCTTTCCGTCCACCGCTTCCTGCGTAGCGTAAGCCATAAGATCCTGTACCCAGCTGTTCAGGCTTTCCGCCACGGGCAGAATGTCGGCGATCTCCTCATCCGAGAGCAGGTCGGGCTGTTTAAAGTCCCGCTCTGCCAGGCGCATATGATATTCGCTGCGCTTCCGGCAGGTATAGCGCGCCTTGCAGAAGCGGCACCATTCGCCGGCGCAGAATTCACCCTTGCCTTCATAGGCCAGGAGCGCTTTGGGACGTACCTCCATCTCTGCCCAGCGGAGCAGCTCGTCGGCGTCCATTTCGTAGGAAGACAGATTGTTCAGCCGGGGCTGCACAATGGTCATGCGTACATGGTGAATGTCGTAGAGCGGGTCGAACTCCAACAGCGCGCCCAGCGCATAGAGCATGAGCTGACTGTTCCGATTTGCATCAACTCTTACGCCGCGACCGCTCTTGAAATCGATTACCTCGATGACGCCGTCCGCCACGATGACCAGATCGCCGGTGCCGAAGCCCTCCGGCACGTACTCGCTGTAATCCAGTCGATGCTCCACCATGATCAGCGGATCGGGACAGGATGAGCGGACCGCCTCGATGGTTTCAATGCAGAAGGCGACGTATTCATCCGTGACGCTTTCGGCCTCGTCCGAGTAGAACTCGCTGTCCCGATGCTCGGCGTACTGCGCTTCCACGGCTTCCATAGCCATATCGCCCAGGTAGCGGTGCAGCTTCAGCTCGCACAATTCATGGAGAAAGGAACCCTCTTCCGCATAGGTCGAAGGCTTATCCTCGAACTGCTCGGAGAGCTTGACCGAAGGCGGACACATCATCCAGCGGTGGGATGAGGAAGCGTTGAGCCGAGCGTGGGCGCGGCTGGTGTGCTGAATTTCACTCACAGCGCAGCCACCTCGTTTTTAACGGCTTCGTACTGACTTTCCTGAAGCTCAGTGAGTTTCTTCACGCCGTACTTCGTCAGGATCGCCTTGATCTTCGGGCGGTTTTCCGGGGTAGAGCGCGCCGCCACAAAGGCACGCAACTCCACGATGGTCAGCTTCGGTTCCGAAACGGGAGCCGCCGTGACCTTTGGCTTCTCGTCGAAGGGCGTAGGGCCTTCATAGGGCGTGAAGCCGTTCTGGGCAGCCTTGTTGAAGGACTCGTTCATGATGGACTCTTCGCTTTCGCCGGCCGTCTTTCGCCTGGCCAGCTGCTCGGCGCAGTCGTCCACGATGGCCTGCATGCTGTCCGCCATGGCGCGGGCATGGGCAGCGATGTCCTGAAGCATCTGAATGTGGATGGTCATTTTTGACCCCTTTCTTACTGCCGAACGCTCTGTTTCAGCGCCGCGGACAGCAGTTCGTACTTGCGATTGGTTTCTTCCCAGGGAAGCTCAAGCTCCGTGCGACCGAAATGCCCGTAACAGGCCAGTCGAGAATAGATGGGTCTGTTCAGCTTCAGGTCACGGATGATCCCTGCGGGTGTGAGGTCAAAAACCGCTTTTACCGCCGCCTCGATGCGGTTGTCGGAGATCACGCCGGTGCCAAAGCTGTCCACCGTCACGCTGACGGGTTCGCTCCTTCCGATGGCGTAGGCGATCTGCACCTCGCAGCGCTTCGCCATGCCCGCCGCCACGATGTTCTTCGCAACCCAGCGGGCGGCATACGCGCCGGAACGGTCTACCTTCGTCGGGTCTTTGCCTGAAAGCGCACCGCCGCCGATATGCGCAACAGGACCATACTGATCTACCGCCAGCTTTCGCCCGGTCAGTCCGGTGTCTGCAGCAGGGCCGCCCAGCACGAATTTTCCAGAAGGGTTGACGAGGATGCTGGTGTCTTCCTTCAGTAGCTCCCGATGCAGCACCTTGCTCAGCACTTCTTTGCCAATGAAGCGGTGGATGCTCTTATGGTCGATCTCCGCGTTATGTTGCAGGGAAACGACCACGGCAGTCACGGCGACGGGCACGTCATTCTCATAGGCGACAGTGACCTGCGCCTTACCGTCCGCGCCAAGCCACGGATTCTCCGGCTTCAGCTCGTCCAACCTTTTGCAGATGCGATGTGCCAGTACCACGGGCAGGGGCAGGTATTCTTCCGTTTCGTTGGTAGCGTAGCCCACCATAATGCCCTGATCGCCCGCACCGAGATTAGCTGCACCTACGGCGGCGGAGATGTCGGGAGACTGATCGTGGATGCGGATCTCCAGTTCCAGCGGATCATGGGAATCCTCACAAAGGTCGCACATGGTGTAACCAATGCGATCAATGGCATCTGCGACGATTCTGCCGCAGTCCACCTCCGCCTTAGAGGTAACCTCGCCGCCGATGATCATCTTGCCAGCCGTAGCGAAGACCTCCACGGCGACGCGGGCATTGAGATCCTGCCTGAGATGCGCGTCCAGAATGGCATCCGCCACCTGATCGCAGAACTTGTCGGGATGACCGGCGCGGACGGATTCCGCCGTGACCAGTCGGATATTTTTATCGTTCATGATGATTTCTCTCCTTTTCAGTCGTAATGGATAACCTGCGTCCAATGGTAGCGCTTTTTCTCGGCCTTCGACTTGTGTTTCGGTCTGGCAGGCTTCACGACATTGCGAAGGGCGAAAAAGGCCGTAGGGTCGGGGTAACCTTCAGAATTGCGGTAACGCAGCGGCTCATTGTCAGCGTTCAGGATGGGGCACTGAGCACGCCGTTCTTCATCGTACTGCAGGGGACAGTTGACACTTTTGGCGCAGCACTCACAGGAAGTCTTCATATGCTGAGCACCATCCTTTCCGTCAGCTGCCGCCAGCTGCTCAGAACGTGCGCCAGAATAAAGTCGGCGCCGCGCCGGATTTTCTGCCAGAAGAAAACAGGCTCATAGGCAACGGTTTCTTCCGTGGCGAAAATGTCCATGATGTACCACACGCCCTGCATCTTGCGCAGCAGCAGGTACACGCCGTTCTCGTAGCAGACCTCCTGACAGCCTTCATCCAGTTCCACATCAGCCGCTTCGTGCGCCGTCAGGTAAGCCGCCAGTTCGTAGCGGAGAACGAATCCCCTGAGGAACCGCGCGCCCAGACTGCGATTGAGCCGCATAAACTGCCGCCAGCCGGAGCGGGTGAAGTCCACCTGCGCCTGTTTTCGGATGCCGCGTTCATTGCTCGTAAACATAAAGATGACCTCCCACTCAATCCTGAAACGGCAACGAACTGCATGAGCTCAAACGGGCAGACCTTCAGCGTATACAGCCGGAATGCTTTTCTCCACTCCACTGCCGCGCCTTTCGGTCGTAACCTTCTCCCTGCGTTACCGTGTTTCTGATTTTGTGGGTGGCCACCTCACGGGTATTATGATAACGGATGAAAAGCGAAATGAACAGGACGAATAATGTCCAGTTGAAAGTTGCAAATTTTTGTTTGGAAATCAGCATATTTCTTTGCTTTTGCAATATCGAATTGAAATTATGCAAAACAGTCGGTTTCAGGGGCTTTGTGAGCCGATTTGGGCAGGTATTTTTCATGATAAGTGGACATTTTTTGTCCACCCCGTATTTAAAACTTTTTGTTAAGCGCAGTCGCCAGTCATACACGGCTGTTTTCCATGAAGAAGATGACACGGTTTGCGCGTCCAAAAATAAAAAAAGCCGACACATCGCAGCATACACGACATGTCGGTCTGTATTAGAGATATTTATATGCTCAGGCAATCGAGCTTTCTGGCTGTAAGATAGGCATTTGCCATTTCGATGCCTTCGCTCCAAAGCACTTTCAGAATGTACTGTAAGGCAAGATGGCGGCGGTTGGATTCGCTGAGCTGGATATACGCCCGGTCCAGCAGCAATGCGCTGATCCATTCCGGGAGTCGCCAAATCAATGCAAGCAGCACAATAAAATCAGCGTTGATCTTCCGATCCGGCTCTTTCAGCCACCGCTGCAATGACTTGCTGTTTACATTCAGCTTCTCAGCAATCGTTTCCCGCGTATCCCCGTTTTTCTTCATCAGCATATCGAATGCGTCTGCAAAGGAAAGCGGGAAATTCCTCTTATACGCCTGCTCCGCATCGATCTCATCCAGCTCCTTTTCGTTGATGAGGTCATCCAGATAGAACATTGTCTGCTTCACGTAATCCGGGTCGTAGTTCATCCGCCCGAAGACATATCTGCCGACATTTTTCTGTTCATAGATCCGGGTAAAGCGCAGGCAGCAGTGATCCAGCAACCGAACCGCCAGCGGAGTCAGCCTGTGCCCAAACGGTGTCATTTCAACAAAGCGCGGCTCGTTGCGCACGATATGCCCATCGGCATAGATAAACTTTCCGCTGTCCATCAGTTTCCTGAAATCCGCGTTCTTTTCATACAGATGTCCGGCCGTGATATGGCTGATATCGAAGGTGTATTCCTCCTCGCACAGAGACTCATCCTCAAAACTGTACGGCTGAATTCTGCGCCGGTCTACATAGTTAAGCGCCCCTTTGGCGTGAAGATGCCCCAGCTGAATCATGCGGGCCTTCACCCGGAAATGCGGAAGGCAGAGTTCCGCCGAAATTCTCAGACCGATCTGCTCGTATTTTTCTCCTTCATGCGCATACGGCCTGAGCGTCCGGCGTTTTTCTGCCATAAGCCCCCGCATGAAAGTGACGGGCATCATCAGTCCGTAGGCGCCGCGATCCGCCTGCTTTTCCATCCAGTACACAGGATTGCTGATTTTTTCGTCATCCTCCGGAAGCTCTATTTCCTGCGTCTCCATGCGCAGAACGTCATTGTGGTGCATTTCCTGCAGGCGGAAGAACAGATAGTGTTCGTAGTAATGGATGCACTCGTGAAGAATGTTGAAATCCGAATACTCCTTTTGGATGCTGTTCGTATTGATCACGATGGTGTTGGCAGGGATTTTCCGCTTTTCGGGCTGTTTGCCCTTTTCCGATAATTCCACCTCATCATCGATCAGGAAGAGAATGCTGTCCACGCCCTTATGCCTGTGAAGCGGAAGATGCAGAATGGACAGTCCCATCGCTTCAGTCAGCGCTTTGGCTTTGCACAGTTCCGGGTTATCCAATGCGCCGGGGATACAGGTCGCCCAGATATTCTCGGCTTCTTTATCCAGTTTCGAGAAATTGAAATACGGCACGAGAAACGGACTCAGCATGACCATGCCGCCTCGATCCGGCCCTTCCCGCTCTGAGGTCAGTTCTTCGATTGTACCTGTCAGCGGCCCGGGCTGTTCGGCAGAGAACCAGAGACACAGATATCCGTGCCATTCCCGTTTTCCATCTGCCGTGCTGAGCAGCAGGGTAACGCTGACGTCTGCCCAGAAGTTAAGCCGATCCATGCGCCAGAAGTTCGCGCTTGGAAAATCGCATACTTCCCGGTTGATTATCCGATTTGTAAAAGAAAAGCCGACGATCCGCCGCAGCATCCCATTGCGCAGGCTGCGATTGAGATAGGTGTACATCTGCAGCCGGTAATGTGCAAAAAGATAGCTGGTCATCGACAGGACGACCGGCACGATCATCTTCTGACTGCCGTCCGCCGTCGTATTCGGCTGCGGCGCGAAGCCGTTTGAACAATCCTCGATTTCCGGCTGCGCATCCACATAACCATCATTTTCTCCGGCGATGGGCACCGAACTTCTGACAAGCTCGGCGTCTTTGGTTTCCTTCAGGCGCAC